CTTAAAGCCATTAGTACCATTTGCTTGGAAGCACTGTGCCAATACTGCATTAGCTGTATTACCTGACAAGAACTCATAGTCCATAGCCAACACAAAATCTTTATCTACATCAAACAACTGAATGCCAGTATCAATATAGTTAGTTCCATCAAAAGATGTCTTTTCAGAAATCAATAATTCGGAATCAATATCATCATAATCAACGTCGTTGCCTACAATAATTGTATAAGGGTCTTTATTGGTGATAATACTTTCTGCAAGGCCAAGCTTGTTCATAGCATAAATTTCAACTGGAGAAAGGTCTGCTAACTCTTTGCCATCGAAAGAGGTAGCAGTATACTCAAATCTGTCGAAAATTGCATTAACAATCTTTTCGCCGTCAATAAAGCCAGACTTATCCCATCTATTAAACAAATAATAAACATAACCGCCTTCTTCGGCAGTATAAGTGGGGTCTACACCAGTGTAAGAAATGTTCTCTCCGTATAGACCAGTAGATTCTTGCATGGTTACGCCCTTAGAAACATACTTGATAGTATAGCTTCTAAGAGATTCAGTATATGTGGCAGTAATCGTCCTCTCACTAAAGATATCTAACAAACTACTGTCCCAACCTGCAAATGTAAAATCATGACTAATTGTACTTGCAATAGTAGGAGATAGAGGATTGTCAGTTCTCTTTGTTGGGTCAACTGCATCTTCACCCTTGTCTATATATTGAACTTCCAAAACAGTCCCGTCAGCATTCATGAAAGTCACTGCGAATTGTTCAATTATTGTATTGGCGATAATTTCCAAATCAGTCCATACTTTTTGATATTCATATAGCTGTTGCTGTTTAATAACAGGAACATGAATCTTGCCAGTCAATACAGATTTGTCTGTGTTATAACCATTCTTGTCAATACCAGACATCTTATAAAGCTGTTCTAACAAAGAAGTGTCTTTAAGAACCCAATCAATGCCAACAATTCTTACACGATTCAAATTAGGAGCAGCTTCAAGTATTGCAACTAAATCAACAGTGTTGCAATTTTCAACAGTAAGAGTAGTTAGCTTATCAAACGAAGTAACATCCAAAGTAGTTAAATAAATCAAATTCTTCATCGTCATAGCATTAATAGCTGGCAGTTCGGCAATTTCGATATTGCCACCATCAGCGAATGTAACACCAGTAATATTTGAACCATGTGCATACAATTCTTCAAGGTTATTTAAGAGCGATAAATTCAGAGACTGTGTTAACCCAGATACATTTTCAACATTTAATTTTTCTAACAAATAGTTTGCACCAGTCGTTAAAGTTGTTAAATATGGGTTGTCATATCCTTCAGTTTCATTACCGATAATCAACTCTTTTAACTTTGTTGCTTTGCCAGCATCAACAGTTGTCGGATAACAAGTGGACAAATCTCCGAGAGACTTCAAAAAAGATGCACTATAAACGCTAATAATATCAGTTGCATCGCCAGTAAACGGAATTTCAACTTCTACATTTGGATAACCCTTAACCTGAATAGGAGCACCTGTACTATATTGCACATTTAAGTACATATATCCATAAGGAGTAAGTTTCAACTTATAATTCTTTGGAACTACCAACTCACCATCGGGAGCAGAACATCTTAATACAGCATTATCATTAGCAGCGATAGAACTCTGATATTTTGATGCCATGTACTTCTCTTGATTTCTTTCCCATTGTCTACGATGGTATTTCATTCTGCCATTAGCCATGTTAACAAGGAATTGTGCGTCCTTATCTTTTGCAATCGCATTGTCTGTGGTTGCACTCTGAGTGGTAGAGGCAGAACCATATGGACGAATGTACTTGCGCTCAATATCTAATCTCCACAATTCTTCTGGAAATTGTTCTTGCCATGCGTCTGCGTCATTAATGAAGCTTTCTGCGTGCCATGCATTCTGAGATTCCAAAGTATTGTACATCGTCTTGAGTTCATTTGGGAATAAATCACGGATACGACAGAAGAATGTGCTATCCATTTCTCTGAATATTTCTTCGCCCTTTTCATCAACATCCGTATCTTCAAGACCATAACGATAAGCCATAAGACCGTAGTTGTTAAGACCCAAGCTAGTGTCCATATCATATCCCCACGCAAGGTCAAACTTGCGAATCTTATTTCCATCCGTGTCGTATTCGCCAGTCCAGCCATAATGCCAAAATGAATTCTTGGCCCTATTATCGACTTGGCAATATCTTGTCGTAAACAAGTAATAATACAAGGCAGAATCAACAACAAAATAATCTTTGAGATTTGTTTTGAATTCTTCATCGGTAGAAGTTGTTACAAATCTATAAAACTCAATCCACTTTTGATGACAATAATTTACGATTTCTTCATCTTCATCATCGGAAATATATCTCCAACCATATGTGTAATCTTCACTAAAGTCGTCATGTTCAAGGATATCAACATAATAAGTCTTGGTTAAATCAATTGTGGTATCAGATGTCAAAACATATTTGCCATCAATCAATTCATAAAGAATACCAAGATTTTCATCTTTTGCCCATGTATATGTAATTTCATGTGTAACTTCGTCTTCTACATATCCCATTGCATTCATCATTGTGTCTTTAGGGAAGTCAGAAAGGGGAAGGTTAACATCCATGATTTCGATACAACATTCATATGGGTCGTCCATATCTGTTAAACGAGTTTTATCTGTCTTCTTCGAGTCGCCTATGTTACCAATAGCGTATAGATGATAATTTGTATCATTAAACTCTCTATGAGTTGATAAATCTTCGTTTGTTTCTTGAACGAAAATTACACAGTTATAGAACTCCATAGTATCTTTGACATAAGCAGTTTCAGCGTCTACTACAGCCTGAAGTTCTGCCAAAGCACTAGCCTGTTCGTCTTCTGTCATTGCAGCAATTTCTTCATCTGTATATACGTCTGACAAACTTGCTGTTCTAACAAAAGGTCTATTATATGGATTGAATTTATTATATCGATTCGCCAACATAGCATTGGTCATATTGTTTGCAGAAGCTATATTTACTTTTGCATTCAAATACGCAACAGGAACAGACGTACGAGTCTGTGTAATCTCAGTAGCCCTACTTCCATCTCCAAGAATAAAGTATGGCTCAACTCCCTCAATTTGAGATTTATTCATAATAAAATCAAGATTTCGACCAGCAAGACCGTAGTTGTTAGAGCTAGTACCCTGACCACTATGAGAACAATCATAACAAGTCCAGTTATCTAAAATAGGGTCTCCATCTTTATAAATCTGCTGAATAGTAGTATGAGGAACTTTATCGCTCTTATTATTCGTAAAATAAGGAGCAGAAAGTTTATATACTCTTAACCAAGGACATTTTTCTGCAAGAACATCAGGGTCTAACTGACTGTTCTCGTCATAAATCTGGTTACGGTCATAACGAGAAACCATTTCTTCCGCATTGCGAGCGTCGGCAATAAAGTTATTCAAAATACCTCTATCAGTCAAAGAAGTGTTATAAACCTTGAATCTATAAATATGCAAATCGCAATCCGTACTTCCCAAAGAAATTATCTTTTTATTGGTTTGTGTAAAGTTGTGTGAATCATCATATACAAAATGTCTTGTAGAAACACCATCTTCATATCCAGAAATCATAGGAATTGTTTCGGTATTTTTACTAATATTGAATTCAAACTCAATAACGTCATCTTCAGAATATGGCAAATTTAAGCAACCAGATTGAGCATAGATATTAGCTTCTTGAACATCCATTTGGATACCAATATGATTATCCCCAGTAGTATTGTCCATACAATGTAAGAAAGTAGCATCAGAAGACGCAACATTCGTGGTTTTAAATACCAGCTTAAATTCTTTACCAAATTGCTTTGCATCGTCTGCAAATAATTGATAATCAATAGTAGCAGATGTACCAGCTTTAATACAGAAATATTGGTCACCATTGCCATCAATCTGATAACCGCCATTAACCCAGTCAAAATTATCAGATACAGCCATAGAAACAGTGCCATTAGTCCAAACTCTATCAGCATCATTATTTGAATAACCAGTAGGGTTAAAATCAAAAACAAGGCCAGCAGTTACAGGAGATACTTCAATATCTAATTTTTCAACAGTGGCAATCAATGTCTTCACTGTCTCGCCACAAGTAATTGTAATAGTATGTTCGCCAACAACATCTGTCTTAAACGCATAAACATTAGTTGCTTCGCTTAATGTAGGAGTAGATACAACTTCACCATCTACAGCAATTTCCACTGTAGGAGTTTCAGTAGTTGGGTCATACACAGTATACTCAATATTAGTAGCATCATATTGTCTTGCAGTAAAAGACTGATAAACAGTACTAATCACAGGAACAGTAGATGTAGAATCATACCAAATAATATCTTTAACAATTTTTATAGTATGATTATATCCAACAATTTCGCCGCTTTCTTCATCGATTATTTCTTCAACACCAAGCGTGTTACCATTAACTTCGGCAGTCATATAAACTTCCAGCAAATGAGCGCCATGCGTCTGTGCAGGAATTTCATATGCCATTGGGATACCAGAAGAAGAGGTAGTAACCTTGCCAATTTCCTTACCATCTAAAACAAAATGAATATCCTTGGAAATAGCTCCATAAGGAGTATAGTCAAAAGATACCTTGCCCATAGGATAAGTTAATTTATCGTTAAAAGTAGATTCAAGTCTTACATCAATTTTTTGTACAGTCCAAGTTTTTGTGACTAAGCTACCAGCTTCATCTACGATAGACAAGTTAACTTTTTGAGTGCCAACAGAGAGATAATCAGTAACATCAAAAGAGTTTTCGCCATTAATAGCGGTGTTCGTAGCTACAATTCTACCAGCAACCTTCCATGTTGCAGTACCTTCAGGAACAGCATCACCGGAAGAGTCTGTGCCAGAGAATGTATATTTGATAATTGCCTTATCATCAATTGTAACAACAAGTGGAGAAGTAGTTACATATCCAATTTTCAACGAACTACTTGTGCCACCACCGCCACTACCACCAGTAATAGTGAACTTTTTCTTTGCTTCTCTTACTTCATTTTCTTTACCCTCGTTTTCAATTTCATAGAAAACAAATACATTTTCACCAACATCTGCATCTTCAGTATCATTATATGCCACATCATAAGTAAGACGAGGGGAAGTATCTATGGAATTTACAGTATTCTGTAAGTTGCCAACCGTTGTACTTAATTTAGAAACATTTTCCGCATTAGTAGAAATAGAAGAGCTTAAAATGCCAGTTTTATTATCCACATAAGTTTCAGTAGCGTAACCAGTTAAGTCAACTTTCACATTAGAAACCTTTTCGTCTACTTCAGCTTTACTATAAGTTTCATCTTTCTTATAATAGTTATCCAACTCGGCAGAATCAATTGCATTTGCAACATCATCTTTTGTGGCATAACCCTCAAGTATATTTGTTACTCTTTGCTCTGTATCGGTTTTAGTATAATAATTAGCTTCTAAATCAGATGTTTTCACATAACTAGCTAATTGTTCTGTTACATCAACACCTGCAACAGCTTTATCTACATAATCAGTTGTTGCATATTTCTTAAGTACGACATTAACAGCATCAACAGCAGCAGAAGACGCATTACTTGCATATAATTTTGCATCGCTTGCAAATTGTTCTGCCTCAGCAGCAGCTTTCTCAGCAGCTTCAACTTGTTCGCCAACTGCAACATCCTTAATTTCGTCTGCAACCTTTTTGGCTATATCTGTAACTAATTCCTGCATCCAAGAATCGTCTATATTATTAACAACTTCTTCACAATCGCACAAAGATTGAAGAACGTTTAATTTTTTATTACTCTTAGTTTTCCAAACATAACCTCTAGCAACACCATCACTACCAGTAACACTGCCATAAGCATGAATTTCAAACTCAAGAGTTCCAGCGTCAACGGTTGCACCAGCATCGACGAGCCAACCAAATCTTATTTTTTTATCATTAAATGTCACATTAACTGGTTTGGCAGACCCATGTCGCCCATTTTTAGTCACATAATGAACAGAAAGAACAGTGCTCACCAAGTCAAAACCATCGTAATATCTATTCATTTCAAATGGGATGTACTGAGAATTTTCCTCTTGAGTTATATTAAATTGCTTTTCATTTAAAGCAATATCTTTGTTATCATTAATAACAGAAATATTGTCGTCAGAAAAAGAATAATATCTCACATAATCAGTATGCTGTTGCCAATTACCATCATCGCCAGAATAAGCTTCAAATCCGTAATCTTCTTCAAGAGTCATCAAAGAAGTATCCGCAATAACAGGTTCAGATTCTATCGTTAAGGGTTCTGTATGATTCTTAAGAGAATCTGCGAATGATAAAGCCATAAGTTTTCCTCCTTTCTATAAAAAGAGGATGGACTTATCATCCTCTTGTATTTTCAAATTAAAATTCAACAACATTATCATCGTTTGTATTATTGTCATTAGTGCCGTCTAAGTAATCTCCAAACTCAACAACGTTATTTTCACATCCACAATCACAACCATCATTATTGTCTGGTTCGGAATTATCGTCGGAACTAGAACCTAATTCAATAACTGGAACTCCATCACTCAACATATCTTTGACAAAGACTTTATCACCAATACCTTTGCCATTCGCAGAAAGCTGAAGAGTATCTTCCGTAGAATTATACACAAGGTTATCTACTTTGTTATCATCAAGGATATTGAGATAATCATTCATTGCTCTCATGGAAGCGTCCAATTTTATAAGTCTTTGGTCTAATCCACTCAGCGCAGAGTCAGGAATAATATCGCTCCATGCAGTTATTGGTGTAATTTCAATAATAGTAGAAGAAGTCTTTCTAATACGCTGAATACCAATACCACTATGAGTCATTTCAACATAGGCAAAAGTCAATTGAAGCTCTAGGTCACCAGCTTGGGATGTGAGGTCTATATCAAACGGCAACTTATATTGTAAAAAACAATCATCATATCTCTCATCCGAAAGAGTAAGGATAACTGTTTTGTATTCACGAGAAACAGGCAAGACATATTCTAGCATAACCGTTGCGCTCGTCATATCAATACCATTGTAAATAGGGTCTACAACGAAAACTAGTGTATTCACTAACTTCTGTCTTTGTACAATTCTGCATTTTTTCGAACCATACAAGGTATCATCGGGATTTACTAATATTACATAGGACATTTAACTCACCTCACATTAACAAGCCTAAATATTCTTTTACTTCATCAGCCGTAGCCACGCTTGAGCCAAAAGTATCAAGACAGGCCCAATAGCCATCGGCAGTATAATAAACAAGTGTACCAGCAGGATATTGAACGCCTCCACCATCAGCAAACGTCTCATCAGTAGTAAAACTCTCATCAATAAGATACATATAACCAGTAAATTTTTCTGCCGTTGCCAATTCTCCAAAAGAAATAGTACCTTGAGGAGAAAGCGTTCCACTTAAGCTATCTTGAATTCCTTTCACTTGCTGGTAATAATATCTAGCGTTATCTGTATCTTCGCCAGATACCGTTCCAGTACCGCCAATTGCATACCTTTGAGCAATTATAGAATAATCATAAGCATTAGTCTCACTAGTAGCAGCATTTGTTTCACTTGTTTTAGCATTAGTCTCGCTAGTAGCGGCATTATTCATATATGTCTCTGCGTTATTCATGTGAGACTCAGCCGTATCCATGTAACCCTGAGCTGTCTCCATATAACCTTTGGTTGCGCTCATATAACCGTCAGTAGTATTCATGAACCCTTCAGTCTTATTCATATAACCTTCAGTAGCATTCATGTAACTCTCGGTTGTTTTCATATAACCGTCAGTTGTTTTCATATAGCCATCGGTAATATTCATATACTCTTCAGTTTTATTCATATAACCTTCAGTAGTACCCATATAACCATTAGTGGTATTCATATACTCTTCAGCCTTATCCATAAAACCATCGGTAGTATTCATGTAACCCTCAGTTGTTTCCATGTACTCTTCTGTTGTTTTCATAAAACCGTCGGTAGTATCCATATGAGACTTGGTAGTTTCCATATAAGTCTTTGCATTTTCAGTACTTTCATCACTTCTAGTTCCAGTACTTCCGTCAAAACTGCCCATAGTATACGATTTGGCTAAACGAGAATAGTATTCGGCATTATCAATGTTTTCATCTTCGCCATCAACATTTCTTTCAGCAATATTAGTTCCGCCTTTTGCATATGACTTAGATAGCCGAGAATAATATTCAGCATTATCAATATCTTCGCCATCTCTTGCTTCAAGTCCAGTGCCACCCATAGCATAGGACTTAGACATTTGAGAATAATATTCTGAATTGTCAACATCCTCACCACTTCTTGCTTCAAGACCTGTACCGCCCATAGCAAATGATTTTGACATCTGAGAATAGTACTGAGCATTATCAATACCTTCTTCACTTCTCGTACCAGTACTTCCGCTTAAATCTCCCTTGGCATATGATTTCGCCAAACGAGAATAATATTCGGCATTGTCAACACCCTCGTTTTCTCTATCTTTTGTTTCTGTGCTGCCGTCTAAATCGCCAATAGCATAAGATTTTGATAGCAAAGAGTAGTATTTCGAATTATCATAATCTTCATTTTCTCTTACATCATCAGCGTCGCCAATGGCATAAGACCTAGCCAACTGAATAACTTCTTTATATTCCGAGTTAGCCTTTTGCAATAAATCATTAAGAGCATTAACTTCATATTCATAGGAAGACTCAATCAAAGAATTATCAACTGCGGCTTCACATACGTTTATACAAAATGCCATAGTAGAAATAATTGCAGAGCCATCAGTTGTGATAATTTCACCAGTCTCAATATTGACAATTGCAGAGCCTCTATTGACAATTATCAAATCTACATAACAAATTCCAACAGCAGAAAGCATCTGCTCAGTCAATTCAACTAAAACTTCACCTTTATAATTTATTCTACAAGTATTTAAAACACCATAACCATCGGCTTTTCTATATCTAATGTAGGCAGTATGCTTACTAGCACTAAGATTGAAAAGATTGCCATCGTCATAACAAGTAACCGCAATCCATCTTGAATTATGGTCATATTGCTTGGCGTTAATCATAATATATTTTTTGTCATGAAAATCAACATTTATTTTTGTAGTAGTTTCTAAAGCCATCAAATCACCACCTCAAATATATGGCTTTTAAAATAATAAAAATAAATCAGTAATCAACTACACCAGTTTTTAAAAGTTCTTGATAAGAACTTTGAATATATTTAACACTTTCTTCGACTAACCCATTTTCCATATTATGTTCTTCTAATATTTTTTCGTATTTGCCATATATTTTCAAAATGTGGTCATAAGATTCTCTGTTATATTTCATACCAGAAGAAATAGAAGAAGCAAAGTCTAAAATCTTAAATCGTAAATCGTCTATTTCTTTGTCAACAAACATGTCGGTAAGGTCATTAATCTTCTTATCTCTGTCTTGTTGACCATCAATTAAATTTTTAATGGAATCCTTTAACTCTTTTTGAATTTCTAAACTCTGCTTTCTATCGTTAACCCTGTTGTCTGTGAACTTCGTCATTTCATCATGTAAGGCCTTGCGGTCTTTACGACTCTCTTCCATATAATTATTAAGATTATTTCTAAACTCTTCTTCATCTTTTGTATGTCTCTTTTGAAGCTTATCCAAATTTTCGGCAGTCGTTTTCGCCAAATCATAAGTAGTTTTAAGCAATTCGCTTTCCTGCCGTTTCTGCTTCATTTTCTTTGTTTCAATTCCAAGCTTTTCAAATAATAACCAATCAAGAACAGACCAAATGGCCTTTACAAAAAAGAGCAAAAGACACAAACCAATGAACACTTGCCACCAATCTATTTGTGTAAGTTGCTCCAACTCCTCAAATTTCAATTTACATCATCCCTTTCATATAATACTTTCAAGTACTTTGCAAAAGGGATGATGTAAATCCCTTTTGCTTATAAATTTAATAGTTAAATTTTCTTATAGTATGCCGCACTAATCCAACCACCCGAAATTCTACCCCAACCATCTTTTTCTTCTAATAGTTTGTGAGTCGAGTCTTTTTTAATAGTTGCAACTATTTTAAAATTCGTTCCAGCTCCTGCTCTGACATTAAGAAGATTTGCAGTTACCTTGATTTTTGTGCCGCCAGACGCATTACTTGGAATCTTTATTTTTTGACCAACACCAATTTTACTAGGATTAGAAATATTGTTATATTTAGCGAGCGTTTGATATGTAATACCATATTTGGTAGCAATTTTATACAAAGTATCTCCGCTCTTAACAGTATAAATTGTATCGTCAGAAGAAGACGTTGTATTCGTAGTTGTAGTTGTAGTTGTAGTTGTAGAACTGCTCACAGAAGATGCCCCGAAAGTAGAACGATATGCTTGTGCTTGTCCATACCAGAAACTCTTAGTAGTACGAGTGTCAATATGAACAAAATAACCATCGGCAGATGACTCGTACAAGCCTATCCCAAGAATTCCGATGCTTTCGGCATATTTAGCAACTTCTCTAGGAGCTACGCCACTAACAACAATGTCAGCAGCCATACCTTTTGAATGATAGGAACCAGTCGCACCACCAATTCGCTTATTATAAGAGGGGCATCTATACGCACTTGTAATAGTTATAGACTTGCCAAAATGGTCTCTAATTTTCTGTAAATATTCAACTAATTTACTATCAATTAGAATAGTAGAGCAAGAACAAGGACTTCCTAATCCACATCTGAACTCATAAGAATTAAAGTTTTTACTTAATTGAATTCTATTGTTTTCTTGATATGTTTTAACACCCACGATTTTTTCACTCTCCGTATTGCCATTTTTGGCATATTTATTATAATAACTTTGACCATAACTAGCTCTTTTATTTTGCATAGATATACTCTGGTCTGCTGGACATTCAAATTTTAACAACACCGCATTAGATGCTTCCAAAACAGAAGTTGCAGTTTTAAGTGTATTTAGAACAGAAGGATAGCCTTCAGTTAGTTCTTTATAGAGATATTCTAACGAAGTCTCTAAATCTCCGATTGATTTATTCTTAGATTTTGCATATTCATAATAATTCTTCTTACGCTTATGCCATGTCCATTGTGGCAATGAGTAGCCGAATCCATCATGAATAAATTGTTCTTTAGTATATGCGCCATTATCGACAGCTCTGGTGTATTCATCGTCTGTCATGCCTAATTTTACATTACCAGTATCTTGAAGATTGTTTGGCTTCAATCCAGACTCTGCCAACAAATTACCCATAAGCCCAGATACCCCATAATTATTCAAACCTTTACTTCTTAGGAAGTTCCATATTTTTTCTTCATTTGAACTACCAATTAACATAAGCCATCAACCTCCTTATACATAGAAAAGAGGGTGGAAGTATCCACCCTCAACATTTAAAATTGCTATTTTATAAATTTTTAAAACTTATTTTTTAATTGTTCGATAGTTTGAATAACTTTATCATATCCGACCATTGAACCGACGGCAGTTGTCAAACCCATTAATGGCATACATACAATGTTTACTAAATTAAATTCAATAGAAAATAAAACATAATAAACACCTGTGCCTACAATACCAATAATTAAAGATAGGATAACAACTAAAATATTAGTTGCATACTTAACATTTAATTCATTTAAAATTTTCTTAGCAGCTTCCGTACATAAACTTGTAATTGTAGAGAAAGCAACCAATAAAGCAATAAACAATGTTATATTCATAAAAATTCTCCTTAACCTACGGCTTCTTCCATAACTTTATCTGCATATTTCCATTTAAAACCATACGCTGTTTTCTGTCTGCCGTTGCAAACTCCTCTTATATTTGTACCATTATAACCAAACATTTCTTCAATCTGAGCCATAGATTCATATTCTGCAATAAGATTGTTTTCTAAATCATACTGAAGTATAGACTTTGTTTTAGGAACATATGGATTATATGTTATTTTTTCACCATAATAATCCTTTTTATATCTCCACAAAAAACCTACGCCCATTCTGGTTCTCCCAGTACAAGCGTAGGTGATGGTACATCGTGTGCAATTATATAATTCAGCAGCTTCTTTTGCCGTTTCAAATTCTCTAATGAAATTACCATCTAAGTCAAATTGAAGAACTGGTTGACCTTTATAATGTTTCTTTTTCATATCAATTTGCACATTTTTAAATCCCTCGATATCGGGAACATCTTTTTTGAATCGCCATATATAACCGCAAGCATGTTTAAGATTTCCTCTACAGTTCTCTAAAACGGAGCTACTAAACCATTTAGGATTATGTTTCATAGCATCTGAAGCATTTTTATATTCTGCAATAAAATTTTGTTCCATGTCAAATTGATATACCGGCTCCCAAATATCATAATCAGAAAAATTTATTGATTCCTTAAATTTTTCTATGTCTGGCACATCTTTTTGGTATTTCCAAATAAAACCAAATGCTTGTTTGACTAAACCTTGGCAGCAAGCAGTAAGATTTGATGATGGTATGTTTAGCTCACGTTCAACTTGGTACATTCCGTCATATGCTTTGATTAAATTGCCGTGTATATCAAATTGGTATATTGGCGTTGTTTCGGATGTTGACGTATGACCACCAATAGCAACATTATACCCATTATGTTTGACTAATGAATCTAATTTTAAAATTAAAATTCTTTCAAAATTTTCAGCTTCTTCTCTTGTAAGATTACTTGCAATAATTTCATGGTCAAAATTATCCCAACCATATTTTTGAATGGCTTTATAAAACACCTGTCCGCTATAACCAAATCCATTTTGCCATCGGTCTTCTGGCTTTTTACTGGTGATTCCTACATAACGTTTGTTATTTATTTTGTTGGTGTGAACGTAGACAGACCAACAACCATTTTCAATAATTTTTGTCATAACTAGAACCTCATCTAACCTACCGCTTGTTCCGTATTAGCATGATTTATAACAGGTTGCTGTATTTGAGCCATAGCAGTTTCATATACAATTCCCGATTTCGTATTCTCTCGTGTTGACTTAACATAATATGAAATTACCGTCCCCATAAAAGTAAACAAAGCGCCAACCATAGCATACAAAGAATTTGTGTCACCAGTTACAATAATCATATACTGGCAAAATATTAGCACCTCTAAACATAGAAGTCCTGATATTCCCAACACAATCTTACTTGTAGATGGCAAAACAAATTTAGGCCAATATTTCATACGCTCTTCACGCAATTTTCTACGACGTTCAATATTTTCATTTCTTTTTTGTAGCTTCGCTAATTTAGAATCGTATTGATTTTTGGTCATATAAACCATTATTTGCCACCAACCTTGTTGGCTGCTTTATTAAGAACCTTTGCTAACAACTTACCAATTTTAGATTGGAATGGCTTCTTAACATAAGTACCTTCAATAATGTCGTCGGTTAAAGTCCAAAATTCTTCAATTGGCATTTCATAAGGAACAATCATACATCCATTGTTTCCCCAATCTTCGCCCCAACTGTTCTGGACTTTCCAGCCTGTCTCATCCCAGCCATAAATAAACATGCAATGACCGCCAGCACAACCTTCATAGGAAGTAGTTAAAATGCCATCAACAACTTCCATATCGTCATACCACATCATTGCCATAAGAACAGGATTGCCAGCATACAAAGAAGCCTTAATAGCATTTACAGAATTTACTCTGCAATACTGTGAAATACGATGGGGGTAACCTTTATCATACAAAGCATCTTTTTGCATTTCATACAAAAAAGTTATCGTTGGCACTTCAACATTATCAACAATGCCATTACTGAAATCAGTCTTATAAACGTCACCGTATTTCCTAACCACTTCTAAAGCATCACGCATAATCATACCTTCGCCTTCATACTCAGAAGTGCTACGATTACCATAAATATAACCAACACTCATTTCAGTGGGATTGTTATTTTGTTTATTATTATAATACTCAAGAATGCTGGAAAGGGAGTGAGCAACACAACTTCCAACATCCATTTGATTCTTGATTCTAACAGTATTTAGTTCAAACTCTTCTGGAAAATCATAATCTCGTGCTGCACAAATAAGCTTATAATCCCTTGCGTCATATCCAGAAAATATTGCTCCACATTTCATATTTATCACCTTAATTTTATTAAAACATATATAACTTTATTAGTTATTTATTAAGTTGCCGTTCCTTGTATTTGACTCAATACCCAACTTTTCAATTCTTCTATTTTAGCGTCAACTTCAGCTTTACTATAATAATTTGTTAAGTTGTCTACGCTATTTGTCACAAACGCACTATCATTTTCTAATTCGCTTAATTTTTCTGGAATAGTCGGCGTATCAGATAAACTTGTATATTTGCCAGTGAGAGCCACAGATGCTAATTCTGGTAAATTCTTTAAATCATTATAAGAACCAGATGTTGCAACAGAAGCTAAACTAGTTTTATCAACTTTTGAATCTAATAAATTATCGACCTGAGATGTATTATAATAATTTTCTAAAACACTATCAAATACACCATCATCTTCAAAATCACTTAATTTTGTTGGCTTATTCATCAAGTCATAATAAGAACCACTGGTAGCAACAAGAGCAAATTTTGGAAAATCGACCAAATCTTTGTAAGAGCCGCTAATAGCAACGGGGGATAACTCTGGCAAATTTTCCAAATCATAATAAGAACCAGTAATAGCTACGTCATGTAATCCCTCAATCTCATTAGAACCAATAGTTGTATTGCCCAATAAGGTCAAACTTTTAGCAGTGATATTTCCAGTGATTGCTAATTCTCCCTCATCATTTAAATGGAATATATTACCATTATCACTAGTTATATTAAACAAAGATTCATTGTTTGGATTTATAGATATAGTATTTACATCATTTTTAATAACAAGTCCGTCATCAGTAAATTGCAGACTATTTTTATCATTGGTAATGTTAAGCTGTTCACCGATAAGCAATCTGCCCACTATTGTTTCACCATTAACACCGTAAACACTTTTTAGTTCCTTAGTTGTAGGGTCTGTATAGTAATATTTTCCAATAGCAGTCTTTGTCGTGTCCCAACTATCATCTGTAATAGCAATAGTAGAGTTAATAATTTTTAATTGCTCATCGCTATATGTTTCAGTAATAGGGTCATATTCACGACATAAAATTCCGTTTTTATCCCATGTTTGATTCTGGTTAACTGTTCCAATAATTTTAGTGTCTTCTACATTTAATCCACTTTCGATTATGTCATTTAAGGTGGCATTACTTTTCTCTCCTTGACTTGCCTGTCTCTTAACAGTGCTATAAGAGGTAGCCATATTAGCCGCCTGAGACAAAATACTTTCAACATCAGTAACTCCATTTTTAACTTTGGTTACATCTGAAAATTCAACGGGAATACTATCAAACTTGCTATAATCAATTCCATACTCAAGCAATCTTAATTTATATATCTTATTATCAATTTGAACCCTAATCCAATTGCCAACCTTAAACATTTTGACCAGCGGTTCAAACTTCGGAATCGCTAATAAATTATTTAAAGTAGTTGAAATAGAATGTTGTAATTCAGATGATTTATAAATTTCATTCTCTGCAACCTCGAAGAACTCTAGCGCCTTTTTAAATAGCTCTGCATTATCTAGTCCATTTGAGATATAATTTTCATTCGAATACTTATCTTCTCTGCGATAAGAGCAAAATTCTAACCACAATTCTTCACCCAAATATTCTTCGAAGTTAAGTATCTTTTGTATTTCAGTTCTATATTTGTCAATATAATTTTGTATACCTTTGGAAATTAAATTGCCATCTGAATCATAAGCTCCTGTTATAGAGTTTATTTCATCTTCTCTGACTTTTATCTCTGCTTCAATAGCTTGCAGCTTTTCAAGATAAGGGCTGTATAAATTTTTATACAAATCGCTATTAGTATCACTGCCAATACCTTGTTCTATTAAAATGTCAATACATGCTTGACAAGCATCACGAAAACTCAGAAGAGAATTTAATGAATAATGCTTCAAATCACTTCTAAAACTATAAATTCCCTTTGAGAATAAGCCAGTGATACTTAAATCTTCTGTATTTCCTTTGCTTAGTGCTTTTTCTATTTTTTGCTTAACAAAGTTTTCATAATTATCATTTACTACAACAGATACAGTTTTGCTTATAGCTCTATCTTCTTCGTCAACATAGCTTGTAACTATAAAACTGCCAGTCCATATTTTTGTATCACCATTATCAACTATATTAGACGCATTTACTTCTACTTTGTATGTTGATTTAACAACAATCTTTGCCACAGATAAAACGGTACTGTCAATTGTTGCTGCCGAAGCAATACTTATATTAGATACAGAAACAGGGGAGAGGGCAGAGACCGTTAATAGACTTGCTTGTTCCTCGGCATTTGTCTTTTCTCTAATTCCTCTTCTATATGTCAATAGATTGTCTGACTCGTCTGTTAGAAAGTTATCTAATTCATCAATCAAATAGATATCTTCGGCACTAGTATATTCATCGTAAGTAGGCATCAGAGAGGATTTTAAAAACAAAGCCAAATCTACAGTATCATAATACGCATTCATTAAAGATGAATAACCCTTAATTGGAGGAAAAATATAATTCAAATCATAATTATATTCTTTATATTTATTAACAAGCGCATTGTAACTATCTAATAATTCTTGGTCTATATTTACAATATATTCGTTGCTGTAATACCGATAATTTTTATCATAAGATTCTAGTTTTTCGACTAATTCATCAGACATATCTTCTTTAATGTCGTCCGAAAAGTACCATATATAATCAGTTCCGTTTGGATTACAATTGCGGACTGTCGATGTCATCAAATCATCGCCAGCTTCTAACTTAAAACAACTCTTAACCGAATCAACGTCAGTAACTAATTGGATGCCGCCAGAAGCCAATTCATCAGAAGTGACAAAAATCAACGTATCTTCGCCATAACCATTCGTTATGCTTGTACTATTGCATTTAGGACACTTATCTGTAAATTCTCCCCTATAACCACAATCATTACAATATTGTTGTAAATCATATACGGATATAGTTCTTTGAATTTTCCCATTTTCATCTGAATTAGAATGAAAAATAAATAAACATCCCACTTCTTCACCAATTTCTTGAAACGCATCATATATAGAGATGCCGTCAAAAGAGAAGCTTCTTTGTATCTTAGCTATAGTAGGTGAAACATCTGCAATAGAATAGTGGGGCGCTTTATCTTTTAAAATCCTATGTAATATAGATGCTTCAGTATCATCTACATTATATAGAACACTAACCTTGTAATCGTCTCTAGCGATATCATCCTCTGTATTAATCTCAATATTGTAAAGCATGATTTGAGAAAGTTCCGCCTGACCTAACTGAGTACAAAATATTGTTTTGACAGTTTCAGTAGCTTCATCTAGTTCAACTTTAATTTCAAACCACATATCCCATTCTTTGCAATATACAAGTTTAAAATCAATAACTTTATCCCATAAATGTGTTGGTTCATTGTCTATATATTTATTTATTGTAAAACTAAATTCAGAGACATCATTAAATTTATCGGTCAATTCGATGCTTTCAGTATTAACTTTTAATTGTCCAAGTTTATTACCGTTTCTATTAGCTAGTATTATAGTGGGCGGTTCTGGATTGCCAATCAAATCAAATTTGATATCTATAGCCATAATTTCACCGCCTTACAATCCAACTTTGACAATTGGAGAATACTTGACTTTAATTGTGCAGGGGATAGAAACAGTTAAATCGTTTCTACTATTTTCATAGGTATTTGCAACCCTAAAGAAGTTCCAATTAAAATCATTTTGTATGCTATGAGATGAAACAGAAGACTGTATGATTGGGTAATCCATAATAATGACTTCGCCAGCAACACAATTAGCAATATAAGTATCTCTGTCTTCTATAGCATTGTGTATATTCAGATTGCCGCTTTCGTTAATAGTAATTTCTGTATAAGGATAAATATGACCTTCTTCATAAGATTCATCGTTTATTGAGTGTTTGCCGTTTTGTATAGTATTTTTAATTACAATAGTTTTCGACTCTTTTAATGCAAAAGGATGATTTGTAACCATATTTAATTCTAAACCATATAAACGACCATCAATTTCAATACGACTTATATTAAAAGCGGCCTCATAAAATATATCGATATGGTCTTCGTCAAGCAACTTAAATTTTAAGAATTTACGTCTGTTTAACCATTTTGTTAATTCACGAAATTCATCAGAAGAAATCTCTTCAACATCACTATTACAATGATATTTACAAATCTGGATTGTAGCTTCTAAACAATCCTCATACTGAGTACTGGTAAGCTCGTATTTTTGTCCATTTAAAGTTGATATAGTATTGAATGTAATTTCCGCTCCATTAGATATTGTGTCGAATCCTTTTGAACCATCAAATTGACAGATTGTAAATCCAAAACTACTTAAAGTACGCTCCCCGTATATAAAATCAAAAGCCTTCATGTTCCTCACCTCGTTTCATAATTAAATTTAATTTATTTTATAAGGAATTTCACCAGATTCCATCTATTTTTATAAACAGTCTGATTCATCGTTTCCTTCATTTTTCTAAGTTCGCCAATCAATTCTTTGTACTCGTTTTTATATTTTTTAACTTCAACAATATTCTGAGCCAACTCCTCTCTTAAAGGAGAAATAGAATTGATTATTTTATTTTTTTCTTCGATTTCCAACATAAGTTCTCTAACTTGTTGTTCTAAATCTTCAATTTGGTTTGATTGCCTTGAAATCATTTTACTTTGAGTTTCAAGTCGCTTTTCATATTTCTTTTGAAACATTGTATTCCTCGCTTTCAAACGATACAATTTCTTGCTTCTTCGTCCTCGTAACCTACTAACTCCACAAGCGTGAATTCCGACAATTCCTGCCGTACTAAATGTACTCCAAATTAAGATATACTAAGTAACCTTAATCCTTCGTTTAAAATATTAATGGCAGCATTTATATCCCTATCATGAACAGCTCCACAATTAGGGCAAATCCATTCTCTTACAGCCAGATTCTTTGTTTCAGCATTGATATAGCCACAAATATTGCAAGGTTGACTGGATTTCGTAAATCGCCCAATCTTTACATATTGACGATTATTCCATTCAGATTTGTATTGCAACTGTCGTGTTAATTCATACCAACCACAATCAAGAATTGATTTTGCAAGATTATGATTTTTAACCATATTGCTTATCGCTAAATCTTCAGAAACTATAACTTGGTTTTCGTTAATTAATTTATGAGAGATTTTATGCAAATAATCAATTCTAGTGTTATGTATTTTCTCATATATTCTTGCTACTTTAATTCTTTGTTTTTCATAATTCTTACTACCTTTTTGTTTATGAGAAAGTTTTCTTTGTTCTTTTGCTAACTTTTCTTCATATTTTTTAGTAGTACGAATATTTTCAAATTTGTCCCCATCAGAGGTAATAAGTAAATCTTTAATGCCCAAATCTATACCAATCACACGGCCAGTAGATTCAGCAGGAATATGTTCTGTTTTAACAAGAATAGACACATAATATTTGCCGCTTGGAACTTGCGATATAGTAGCAGATTTAATTTTGCCATTAAACCGTCTACTTATTTTGATTTTAACCCAACTAAGTTTTGGCAATAATATTTTATCGTCATCAAAATCTACCCTGATATTTCCACCAGCAGTATTATTAGTAAAATTAGTTTTATATGATTTCTTATTTGTTTTTTTACTTTTAAATCTTGGAAAACTAGCACGTCCTTTAAAAAAATTCTGGAAAGCAGAATCCATATTATATATAGAATTTTCTAATGCAAATTTATCTACTTCCTTCAACCATTCATATTGTTTTTTAAGGACGCTATTTTTATAATTGTTACAATCAAATTTACTAACAAATTTCTTTTCTGTTTCGTATAATTGTTTTTTGTAAGCGAGAGTTTGATTATAAACAAATCTGCAACAACCAAATGTTTTTTGTATTAGCTCTTCTTGTTGCTTGTTTGGAAAAATTCTATATTTATAAGTCTTAAACATTTACTTATCACCTCCCTATTTTATTTTTAAAAGGAGGGAGGTAGATATAATTCTACCTCCCACATGATTTTTCACAGTTTACTCTGCACACGAATATGTTTAAGTCTCTATTCCGACTTTAATTATCTAATAGACTTACCTTTTGCGAGACTGCTTTTACCAGCAATTCTATCAATAGTCATTGATAATATCAGTTTTTCAAATTTGGGGTCTTTCTGCATCTCTGTCAGCAAATCACTATATCCATGGACATTAGGCATACTGAATGTGACATTCTCAAAGTTCTGAGTATATACATTGCTAACATTTGGGGCGCTAGGAACATTAGAGGTATCCAGCTTTAAGTTTTCTTTAATAAACTCAGCAGGAGAGTTAGCCATATTCCAAATATTATTGCTTGCAGTAGAAGTAAGAATACTATCGCCCTTAGCAACAGGAGTAAGAATAGCCCCATCAGAAGGACGAACAATAAACTCTCGCTTCCTGCCTTCTTGCGTCCAAGCAACCTCATCCTCTGAGATATCTTGTTTGCCAGTTGCATAACCACTAAGCTGACTTAATTTTAACCAACCCAAGTCACCCTTGCCAAGCTTATTTCCTCTACTAATATGATAACCATGAGTAGCCCAATCCCTTGTATTAATATTAGTAATATAAACTTGTTCGCCTCTTTTTTGAGAACCAAGAGGTTTCTTGCCCTCAGAATCATAATAATATTGACCGCTTACATACGTAACCTTATCGCCAATCTTAGGCACACCATCTCCGGTAGGCTTTTTAGTTGTGCTAGTAGTTTTGCTAGAAGAAGTTGTAGTAGGATTCTTCTTGGCAGAAGTAGTAGTTTTATTTGCCGAAACTTTTTTCGCTGCTTCCTTATTCAAAGAAGAAACCATACTATTAACACTAGACTTTATACCATTTAATGTTGTAATTATGGTTGTAGATTTTGATTTAAAATCTTCGCCATACATTGTTAACACGGATTTAGCGTTGCCTTCTCCTGTGTTCCAAATATTGTTCATTGCATTTGACAGAGCAATTCCCACTTTATTTGTCTCGGATTCCAATGTACTCTTAATAGAAGTAGCGTTATTGCTTACAGCAATTGCTATCGCACCCTCAGTACCAAGAGCGGCTGCTATGTTGCCATCTGCACTTGTAGCAATATTTATACTTTCGATTACTTGTTCAAGAAGTGCGTCTACATTATCAAGACGTTGGTTGAGTATAAGTTCGTACTCATCATAAAGCGAGTTTAATAAAATTTCAGAATCGCCAATAAGTTTTTCGTATTCAGTTTCCTCTAAATTATCACGAGCAGTTTCTAAATCAACTTTAATTTGTTGTATTTTCTGCTTAGCCTCTTCGCTATCGTCGCCAGAATATGCGCTAAGCTGTTTCTCAAGAGAGGCAATCTCAGAAGTCTGCTCTTTTACCTTTTTAGAGTACTCATACAAATCTCTTTCACTTTCTAACTGCTCATTCTTTTTATCAATGAGTTCTTGCAATGCGTCTAATTCTGCTTCAATACCATCAGATATTAAATCGGTAATGGCATTCTTTTCGTCTTCTGCGGCAAGGATAGACTCACGCTGTAATTCAAGCAGTTCGTTTCTGCGGTTGATTAACTCTTGGTCATATGGGTCGCTTGCTATTTGACCGTCAAGTTTTTCAACCTCAGCGGCATATTCGTCACTTTGGTACATATAAGAATTATAATTCTGCGCATGTAATCCCATAGTGGCGAAACCTTGACTTGTTAACTTGCCATTGTCGTCAAAGAGCTTCTTATTACTCATTAGTTCAATCAAGAAATCCGCTTCTTCAGTAACACCAGAAATACGTTCTTGAATTAGGTCGAAAATACCCCAATCAATTTCACGCATAGCATTATCAAATTCTAATAAAGCAGTTTGTGATTCTTCGATTGCTTGTGTAACTTCATCAATTGCTGCGCATTGCTCCATCCAAGCTTCTGAACCTTTAGTAATAACACCGATTTCAACAGCTTCATCACGAGCGGCAATCAAATTAGCTTGTTCTTTCCTTAATTCGGTAATGTTGGATTTTTCGTTAGAAATTAAAGCCTCATAATACTTTTTACTTATTATGTAACCCTGTTCTTCAGCCTGAGAAATATACTCATTCAGCATTTTTTCAGTATGTTCATATCCTTGAATAATACCGTCATACCTTGCTTGAATATTTTCGAATTGTTGTGCATAGAGTTCAGATTCGGTCTCTTGCAATTCAAGAATTGCATCCTTGCAATCAAGAGCTGCTTCATAATATGTACGATAATCCTCTATCTGTTTGGCTAGAGCTTCATCTGTAATAGTTGAAATATCAATTTGACCATTTTGTACTTTTGCTTGCCAATAATAGCTAAGACCAGTACCATATGCAGCAGACATATATCTATCATATGCTCGCTCCTGCAACTCAATTTCCGTGCCTATACTAGAAAGTTCAGCTGTAAGGCTTTTATTTCTCTCAGACCAAGAACGATAAACACTATTTGCCTTTGTATCAAGCTGGTCTATTGAACGTTCAATACGGTCAATAGCCATTTCAATCCAATCAATTGTTTCTTCGAATTTGTCTGCGTCGCCAGAAGAAGAGGAGGAGTTGTAAGATTTTCCGGTAGAAGAATTTTTGCCAGAAGAAGAATTCGACCAGAATCCACCGCCAGAACCACTAGAAAATGCAGAACCAGAAGCAAAAGCAGTACCAGAAGCAAGCATCTTACCTCTTGGATTAGCACCTTTAATACCGCCATATTTAAAGAGCGATTCTGTTTGCGCTGCGTTAAACACTATATCATTCTTTTTATAACGGAAAAACTCTGCGCCTTTATCGCCTATAGTAAAGAACTTTCCGTCTCTAACGACTAGCTCTCTCCCTAACTCGCCGCCCAGAGCAACGCCATTGCCCTTAATACCCCAGTCACCACGAGCAAAAGCACGACCAGAAGAACTAGCAGTACCATCTGCAAATGCAGAACCTTCAGTATGCGCTGTACCAGCAGCAGGGCCAATGCCAACATAATTAACATAAACAGTTTTGCTTTCTGGTGCAGCTTGACTACCTAAAGCATAATTAACTTTTGCAGTTTTATTTTTAGGAGCATCCTGAGAACCAAGTTCATAATTTACTTTTGCAGTCTTATCATCTGGTGGAGTTTGAGTACCCTTATTATAATTAACAATTGCTGTAACAGTTGCATTATAATCTTTAAACAATCCACTATTGGCAACATTGCTTAATACATTGATTGCATTGTTTATTGCGCCAGAATCAACATTTGCAGTGACACTAACTTTAACGTCTCCTATACCTTGTAGTTCTTTTGCTCTTGCGGCAAAGGTTGCTAAATTACTAAGATTTCCATTACCAATTAGATTGCCATATAAATTCGCATCAATTCTAACATTTTTGCTATTTACATTTTGTAAATCTTCGGCTCCATTTGCAAAAGCTTCTAAGCTGTATAAGTTACCATTACCAATCAAATTTCCGTAAAGATTAGCATCAATTCTAACATTTTTAGATTCTACGCCTTGTAACTCACTAGCCCCGTCAGCAAACGCTTCAAGATTATATAAATTAGGATTACCAACCAAGTTTCCATAAAGATTAGTAGTAATACTAATGTCTTTAGATTCAACATCTTGCAATTCATCTGCACTATCAGCGAAAGTTTCAAGACTGTAAAGATTGGGGTTTCCAACTAAATTACCATATAAATTAGTTGTAATCTTGATATCTTTACTCTCTACATCTTGCAATTCATTTGCGCCATCTGCAAATGCTTCCAAACTATAAAGATTATTGTTTCCAATTAGATTTCCGTAAAGGTTAGCATTGATTTTTATATCTTTACTTTCAACGCCTTGAAGTTCGTTAGCTCCTTCTGCGAACGACTCCAAACTATAAAGATTGCCATTGCCAATCAGATTGCCAAAAAGATTGGTTGTTAATTTAACATCTTTACTTTCTGCATCTTGCAGTGCGTTAGCACCCTCAGCAAATGCGTCAAGACTATACAAATTAGGATTACCAACTAGATTACCATAAAGATTAGCCTTAATTTCTACTTCTTTGCTCTTGGCATCTTGTAAAGCATTAGCTCCTTCTGCGAACGCTTCTAGGTTATAAAGGTTGGGATTTCCGACTAAATTACCAAAAAGATTAGTTGTAAGTTTAACTTCTTTTCCTTTAACACCTTGTAGATTAGTTGCCGCATTAACAAACTTCTCAAGATTTCCTATATTAGCATTTTCGCCCAAGTTTCCCTCAAGATTGGTATTGATAGAAACATCGGAATCCTTGACACCTTGTAATTTAGCCGCATTATCAACAAATTTAGCTAAATCATCTAAATTCGATTCATTAAATTCTGTTACTAAAGTTGCCCTAACGGAAACATTTGCGTCTTCAACACCCTTTAACTTAGAAGCATTATCAGCAAATTTACCTAAATCTTCAAGATTGCCTTTCCATTCACTAAGGTTTCCATCTAGTTCAACTTCAACAGAAACATCAGAAGATTCAACGCCTTGAAGTTTTGTTGCGCTATCTGCAAATTTAGCTAAAGAATCAAAGTTTCCATTGTTAAACTCACATTCCAGTTCCACTTTGACAGAAACATCTGCATCTTCAACACCGTCAAGCGCCTTAGCGCCCTCTGCAAATTTAGCTAATTGGTCAAGTCCTACAGCTTCGCCAAGATTGCTGTCAAAATCTACATCAACAGAAATATCAGAAGATTCCACACCTTCCAATGCCTTAGCACCTTCAGCAAACTCGATTAGATTCTTGATATCTTCTGCACTGCCAATATTACCATCAAGATTAGCCTCAACATCTATAGTTGCACTTTTATCTTCAATCTTCTCAACATCTTCTAAGATGTCGGTAAGTTCAGAAAGAGTAGTTTCGGCATTTATCTCAACGTTGGTTTTGGCCTTGATTGTTTCACCATCACCAACAGCTTCTTCGGTTTTTTCTTTTGTTTCTTTTTCTAAATTAGAAGTGTCAACGTTATCAGCTTTTGGTTCTACAGTGCCGATTGAATATTGTCTACGACCATTTGCGCCCTTTGCAACTCCACTTCTACCACGACCATTAAGAGTTTTCTCGACATTATCATCGACATCAGAAGCATCAACTTCGCCAGCCTTAACATTTACATTTGTCTTGATTTCTGTTTTAGTACTACTATTGTTGCCAACGGCATTGTCAACAGCATTATTAATGTCTTCTTTAACACCTTCTGTTTTAACATCGCTTTCAACTTCGATACCTAATCTAATCTTAATAGTTTCTTCTTGCTCAGGAGATAGAAGACCAGAATTAAGCAGAGCCAAATCTCTCAAATCTGAAAGATTTTTATCCATATTCGTCTGGATATCAAGAGTAGTAGGAATCTTTACTTCACCAGATTCAATCTTTTTCTTAACATCTTCAACGTCATCACTTGCCTCGAAACCAAGTTTAATCTTTGTATCTTTGTCGAGATTGGCAAAATATTCTGCTATATTATCAAGTTCGCCTTCTAATACTTTTATTTCTTCTGCATTAGCTTTCGGATTGATTTCAAGCTGATTCAATTCGGCTACGGTATGTCCATAGTTTTGAAGTTGCTCCAACGGCTCTTCAAATTCTTTGTCTTCAACCGTAAGACCAATACCATACTTTTCGCTTTCTAAACTATCAAGCCTTGCCTGAAGAGTGGAAACTATCTGCATAGCTTCAACAGCGCCATCGGCTTCCATATTAATAGTGCCGTCTTTATTCTTGAAAGTATCTAATATTTTATTAGCTTCTTCAAGTTCGCTCTTAACTGTTTTTACATTGGTAGAATTAAAATCAAATTCAAAGTCGCTACCAGTTGCCTTTAACCTTTTACCTAAATCATCATTTACTTGACTTAACTCTTTTAATTTATTAGATGCATTTTCTGCTTCAGATGCCATGTCTGCATATTGAGTATAAGTACCCTCCATATTAACGACAAAACCAGCATCGTCAGCAGCACGAACCATAATCTGAACAAGTTCTTCACTAATACCAAGAGCTTCTGCAATAGCTTCATCTCCGCCAGCAATTTCGAAGTCGAAACCTATGACATTGCCACCCTTATCTCTCTTGACAACATCTAATCCACCAAAAGCCTCTTCTTCTAATTGACCAACAGCATCTAAGAAATTATAAACGCCTTTACTAGTAGAATTGCCCTCATCATCAACAGTAAAGAAATCTTTAACACTGTATTTAGTATTTTTAATAGTCTTATCTAAACCATCATAGACTTCCTTTAGTTCCTTGCCAGACTTACTAGCTAAATCTGTACGTCCAGTAACTAATTCAAGAAACTCAATAGTACTATCATCAGCCCAACCACGAGACAGTTCGTCTTTAACGGTCTCAAAACCACTAATGACATTCTCATACATATCTCGTTCATTGCCAGCAGATTCAGCGGTTAACCATTGATTATAAGAAGATGTTAGACCGTCATACTGAGCAGCTAATTCACCAGCTTCGGCAATTCTTTGAGCAAGTAAATTCCTCTGACTAAATAGTTCGGCTTTTCTTTCAGGACTTGCACCGTCCATAGCTTCACCAAGCTCGTCATAGGTCTTTTTCATTCTCTCTAATTCGCCATCAACTTCGGCTATTTTTTGAGAAGCAAGTTCATTTTCAAATCTCTTAAACTCTTGTCTGTTAATGCGTATGCCATGAGAAGTTTCTTCAAACATAGAAGAGAGGTCAAAACCTTGATTCTCAAGTCCAGCATACCGAGACCTCAGTGCAGAAATAGATTCAGAAGACAAACCAGTAGCTGTTACAGATTCTGACAAAGCAGTATTAAGGGCTTCGATACCAGCGGCCTCAACTTCAAGATTTAAGTCAAAGTTTAAACCCTGAAGCATCATTTCAAGGTCGATAGCTTGCTGAAGTATCTCTTGCTTTACTTCGTCAGTAGCACCTTCTGGTATGACAAAGTTCGGGTCAGTAACGATATCCCATGTAACAGAAGCTTCATCAGAAGATAACCCATCAAGAAAATCTTTTGCAACTTCTTTACTACTAAAACCTATAACATTACCAGTAGCAGTTTCTGTTTCAGATAGACGAGATGCGAGATTTTCATATTCTTCAACTAAACCTTCCTCATTTAAACCAAGACTTAATTTAATTTGACTTTTAACTTCTGGTTGTAAATTTAATTTATCAACCATACTAGCGGCATCTTCAAGGCCACTAACATATTCACCGTAAGAAATTTCATCATCGTTAAATTGCGTTCTAAGATTAAAAGCGGCCTCAAGTTTAGTTTCTTGATTGTCACTAAGAGCTTGAAGTTGGTCAAGCATATTGTTTACATATTTTTCAACGCTAATCCCTTGTTCTTCAAGGTCTGCAAAGAATTCAAAATCAAATCCACTGGCAGTTTGTTGAGCAATATTCTTCAAAGTATCGCTCATTCCATAATATTGAGAATCACTAAGGTCAAAAGCATTACTTAAAGCAGCTTGGGCTTGAGATTTTTTACCTTCTACTTCTTCTTCCAAACCTGCATAATACTGGTCTATAATATTTTTTACCTTAGACGCATCTTCCTCAAGCGCTCTTCTAATGTGCTCCGCATTTGATTCTTTTCCGCTCCAAAAACTTCCTTCTTTTTTAAAACCGGCAGATTCTAATAATTCAGACATGGCATCCACATCTGAATTATCTAAGAATGATTCTAAATCATTTCCCTCAGTATTGATTGCTTTATTAAACTCTTTGACTGCATCTGCACTATTTAAAATATTTTCATAAATTTCCGCCGACTGAGTTGATAATTTAGAATCGCCCAAACCAAGTTCCTTAGTCCAATTCCAACCAAAGAAACCAGCAGTATCATGTTCGGCATCTTTTACTGCATTTTGAAAATCCTTATTAATATCACCAGATGAGCCTATTAAGATTTCATCATTTTGAGCTTTAATTAATTTTTCATATTCAGCAGTAAGTTGTTGTACATTACCAGCACAGCTAAGAATAGCATTGCCTTGAGAATCATATCCAGAAACAAGAGATGGAATTTGACCAGCTATTGTTTCAACAATACTCTGATATTCAGCATACTCATCAGCAGTTAAGGAAATGTTTTTACCAAAAGCATCAACACCCTTAGAAAGTTCCCCATATTTGGAAATCATGGAATCTTCATTTGTAGTGTCATAATCGCCTTTGAGCTTTGTTAACTCGCCATGTTGCTCTTGGTATTTAGTTGTAACCTCGTCTACTTTTTCTGCCAATTCACTGGCAGAGACATACCATTCGTCGAATGCTTTAATTGCGGCAGAAATTGCAAGAGAAATGCCCATCGTAAGAGCAGCATTTAATGCCATTGTAGCGGCTTCCAAAGCAATCGTAGCAATTTTAGCACCAACTAGTGATGCAATATATCCACTAGTTGATGCTTTTGCGCCATTTAATCCAGATAGATATTTGGAAAGACCAGTATTACCAGAACTAACAGCAGATATAAAATCCTCTTGAGACATTGCGGTATTTTTACAACCACTGTTATATTCTTTCATAATGGCTTTTGCAGAAGAAAGATTATTATTCTGCGCTACTATAGCGACTTGAGCAGTCTTCTGCTGTTTAACAAATCCTTCAACGCCCTCTGAGGCAAGTTTGCCGCTTTGTGCAAACTCTTTAGCGCTATTACTGGCATTTTTAAATATATTATCAAAGGCATCGGCAACAGGAGGGCCTTTGCTTAATTCATCCATCCAATTATTTAAAATATTGATGTCTGAATCTAATAAATTCCTAAACTCTGCATTAGTTCCAATGCCCATATTGTTAAACTGCTTAGTTACGCTAGAAAGAGATGTGCTGAATATTGTCCCTATTCTTTTGCCGCTTGCAGCAGCCTCATCTTCAATTACTTTAAAGAAACCATTGCCTTTAAACGATTGAAATGCGGATAAGCCTGTCAAAAGAGTAGGTATTACACCTAATTTACTTATTAAAGTATCTATTACATCTACAAAGCCAGTAAGAGCACTAACACCGCCCTTTAAGAATCCAGAACTCATAAAGGACTGAGATAAAGACTGCCATGTAGATTTAAGTTTTAAAAGTTTGGCCTCTAAAGACTCGCTCCACTTAGCATGTTCTTCCATGGCTGAGCCTTCAGAGTTCATTGAAACTTCGAGTGCTTCACGAGCGGTATCAAAGTTAGTCATTAAGCTGGAAATAATGTTGCCTTGACGCTTTCCTGCTATAAGTTCTGTAACAGTGGCCTGTTGGATGTCGCTAAGATGTTCCCACTTAGCAGCAAGTTCATCTAAAATATCATATGTTGATTTAAATTGATTATCATTTTCCATGATGTCCACGCCAGAAAGAGCGAGGATTTCTTCACGTAATTTGGCAGTGGAATCTACCATACCATCTGTTTCAAGACCTGCTTCTTCGAGTTCAGTTTTTGCACCACGAATTCTCATGCTTATGGTCTTGAAGGCAGTACCTACAGTATCGGGGTCTTGCACAACCGTATTCTTTTGTTTTTAACAAGAATCGCAACTTCTTGTTGTGTGTATTATAACTTTATTTCTTATAATATTTATTTATAAATTCATCCCATTGTTCTTCTGTGTTATCTCCATAGCCATATTCCTTATGAAACCTTTTATGTATATCTTCATTAATGCAAATATAACTATTATAGTTTTCCTGAATCTCTAAAAACATATTTAGAAATTCATCCAATTGTTCTTGATTATAATTAGATATATCATCGTAAATTGGGAAGTTTAATGCCTTAATTGTTTCAAGAAAAAGTAAATTAAAACTACGAATATGATGAACTACAATATTCGTTCTTATGCCAGTCAACTGACAAGTATAATTATTTAATTCTCTTATATTATCTCTCCAAGTAGTCAATCTACATCTAACATACTTTTTCAGTGTTTTATAATTATCTATTTCAGTTGGTCTATGCAAATCAAGAACTAACAAATGTTCGGCAATACCTTGAACACTTCTATTTAATTCTTTTCCCATCTCTTCGTTCGATTTAAGCAAATAATTATTTTTTATGTATTCATTTTCTTCATTTGAATACATATGAGTAAGATAAAATTTGCTCTTTAGCTCATAACTGCGGGCCTTGCCCAATATAGACGGTCTTGTTCTGTTTGGCAGCATATTTAATATTTCATTCATAGAAACTTTCGAATAATTATTCTTTAATACGTCAATCTCTTCATCAGACCAATCTCTTGAAGAAGTAATGCCAATATAAATAGCTCTTCTTTTAATTTCATCAATCGTTTTATGAACAGAAAAAATATCATTTTCACTCATTTCTCTATAAGACAATTTCTTGTAATTAGAAATTAAAATATTCGTATCTTCTTCGCTCCAAAACATCCCATTTATCTTACATTCGTTAGAGCAATAATGTCTTTGATTTTTATCAACTTCACTTCGTTTTCTTTCAAATGAAACACCGCAATGCTCACAAACACACTTTATTTTATCTTCTCTTGATTTGACCTTGCATTTATTACTACAAAATATTTGTTCTGGACGAATCTGAAGAAATTCTTCATTGCAAATAGGACAAACAACCCTTTTCGTTTTTCTATTTGATTGTCTATTTTCTTCATAACATTTTCTACTGCAAAATTTTGTATTATCTGCATAACTTTCAAATTTTTCTCCACAATTTACACATATATGAATTTTCTTAGCCATATTATCACCCGTATATTATCATTTTATTTCAATCATAAAAAACAGACAACAATTTAAATAATGTCGCCGTCTTTGTATATTTATAAGTTGTAATACCATCAATAATTTTTACAAATGATGGCTTAATTCCATTTTGCAACAAATACTCTTTTTCTGGCGTATGTTGCGTAGAATATTCTTTATCGTATCTTTTCATTGTTTTCACCTACAAGTTATATAATTTTATTTATATTATATAACATTATTTGTTATAAGTCAAGAATTTTCTGACTATTTACAAATATATTTTTATCATAAAACACACCAACATATTTCTATATTGAAAAGACCATATCTTCATCCTCGAAAAATAAGGAGTACACTATTTCGATTTAAAGGATTCTCACCTGCACCTTTGCAATTGCGCCCTACTTCTAATGGTTTAGATATTCAGGATTTCCACCTTTATTTTATAACCAACATTGTTGGTATTTCTAAACCCCGACTTGGGAATGGTCGTTGAACGTTTACCCTCGACTAAACACCGTATGGTCTACGGAATACGTTAGGGTACTTCGCTGCTGATTATCCAATCTTTACGTTGTCAAACCTTCATAACGTGATTTCTCCGTTATTGTGGTGTAAAGCTCTAAGAAGTTCCCAGCAATTAAATGTATTCAAATCATATATTGCTATATGAACAGCCAATTTTACATAGCTGCCGTGATTAAGGCAATACTTTCATCCAAAGTATTATTTGCAGCATACATAGAAGAAGCACTTCTCTCTAATGCTTCACCAATGCCGCCCGATGAGATAGCAAAGTTGTTACCTATCTCATTAAATTTGTCAATTATATTCATGGCGAAATCGCTGTTGCTCATGCCATCCATTTCGCCCTTAAATGCAGCCATTGTAGAAATTAAGCTCTCTGTAGCGCCTTCAACGCCCTCAACTTCATCGCCAACAACTGCATAAATATTTGCTACTTCAGCAAGTCCTTGAGAATCAACAAAATCATAGCCAAGCCTTGCAAAATCAGCAGTAGAATTTACAAGACCGTCAATAGTAGTACCAATCTCTTTAGACCTTGATGCAGCATTGCTTAAGAACTGGTTATAAGCCGCATCAGACTCATTAGTAACTTTTTTAAGTTCCGTCATAGCAGAGTCAATTAGTTTGACCTGCTCAAACATATCTCTTAAGCCCTCTTCAACATACATGAAGACTTCTGCAACAGAAAAATATTGAGAATATTTCTGAAATTGTTCTTTAAACTTACTGCCAAAAGTCTGAGTAGAGAGACCAGAATTTTTTACATCTTTTTCTAAAATGTCAATTTCTTTGTTAAATAATTTTAAATCACCATCATTTTTAATACTATTTAACTTACTCTTTAATTCATCTAGTCTTTCTCCAAATACTTTTGCAGCGGCAGAATTTTCTTCAAATATACCATCTAGTCTTAATTGAGCTTTTGCTTTATCAAGGTTTAGGCTTTTTTCACCAAATGCATTCTTTTCAATTCTTTGATTTTCTTTTAACTGATTTGCAGTTTCTTCTAGTGCTCTCTGATATTTTTCTTCTGCGACAATTAAACGTTCTGCTCCATCGTCACTAGTATCACCACGAGCATTACGCAGTTCTTCATAAGCATTGTCAAGCTTGTCTAGCGCCGTTCCCAAATCGACAGAAGCAGAGTTTAATTTTTCTGCATCTTTATGCATTTGCTCTACTTGAGAATGGAAGCTATTTGCGCCAGTGCTATCCAACTTGAGTTCAATATCTCTAATCTTTAAAGCTTGTATATCTTTCCCAAGTGCTCTATATTTTTCGAGAGCGGCCTCGCCTTTCTCTATCTCGGCTTCAATCTTTGAGGTAATTCCTAAAGGAGCATCACCAGCATTTGCTGATAATTTTTTCATGAAAGAACCCATAGCACGATTATAGGCATCTTCATATTCATTTAGCTGTTTAGTTAAAACTTCAATTTGATTAGATTTGCCACCAGCATCTTGAAGCTTTTCAATCTCAAGTCTTAAATCACTAATTTTTTTCTGTTGAGCAGCAAGGTCTCTTGCATCTTTACTCAAATCTGATTGAACTCTGTTTGAAGCTCTTTCCTCGGATTTAATTTTGTCTAATTCAGACCTAGCTACTCTTAATTGATTATTAAATTTATCAAGAGAAGATTTATCTCCAACCCCAGTAATAGCTTCATCTAACTTTTCTATAGTTTCTGCAATTTGAGAATAACCTTTTGCATCAGACTTCAATTTATCCAAGTTATTCTTTGCTATAGCCAAGCCAGAGTCAATATCCACACCTTTATTTTTTAAGGCAATATTCTCAGCATTTTTATATTCTCTTACAAGACTCTTAAAATCAGATATTAAATTTTTAACATTTATTTGCTCGTCATCGAAAGTGCCGCTTGAAGCAGTCTGCATTCTTTGAATAGCAGCAGTGATTTTATTATATTCGGTTTCTAAGGAAGCTAAATGAGATTTGTCTTTAATTGACCTTTCCGCATTTGGGTCTATTGCCGAACGATTTACTTGTTTAATTTGATTAGATAAATCTGCAACAGCCTTTTTTCTTTGCTTAATAAACCTATCAGATTCTTCGAGAGAAGTTTTAACCTTGGTTATATCAGTATCTACAGTTGCGCCTTCAAGTGTTCTTGTTACTTTGACGATTCTTTCAAGACCATCTGCCGTCTTTTGGACTCCATCTATGTCAAGCTTAACAAGTTTTCCATCTTCAAAAGTAGTGGTTATACTTTTTGCAACGACATTCATTTCTTTGAGGTCGCTTGTTACTTTTTCTATAGCTGCATCATCAAAATGAAGTTTTTCTAAATGGCTTTCTAGTGTATTCTGCTTGTCTAATCTGGCAATATCAAAAGTATGAACGCTATCTGTCTTTTTCTTTGCTTGTTGTATCTGCTTTTCGCTTTGTTCGACAATATCAGCAGTTTTCTGCGCCTGTTTAGCTTCCTGCTTTTTCTTCTCGATAGATTTTTCCACTTGTCTTTCGATATCAGCTACATCGCTGTCAGCACCAGCTAGATTACCGCTATTAAGCGCAGTCTTAACAATATCAATATTGGAAACAAACTTATCCAATGCGTCAGACAGCTTATTGAAATTCTGAGTTAAACCATTAACCAGACCGCCAGCAGCATCATCTGGTAGGCCAACAAGAGCAGTTCTTATCTGGCCTAAATCATCAATAATTGGCTGAAGTTGCGCAGAAAGTTTTTCAGCATCAACACCGCTTCCACCAAAAATTTGCTTTAATCTTTCAAACTGTTTTTCTGTTTGGTCAACACCACTTTGAATTTTAACAGTCTCATCAATTATTTCATCAGCAGTCTTTGGAAATTGAATGTCGAAGCCATCTAAATTAATGCCTCTCATCTGAGCTATCTCTTTTAAATAACCAACGAACTGCTTATATGCGCTCATCTGGTCGGCTATACTTGCTTTTCCGCCATCAGCAGAAAGACCCTTCATTCTATCCAAAAGAATATTCTTCTTAGTTAATCCTTCGAATCCTCCATGATATGCAGAAAAGTAACTATTTATTGCCTTTTCAGCTTGTTGCGTATTGCCCAATAATTTTTTTAAATATACAACTTGTTTTTCTAAGTCTGGTATAGCGCTTTCTCTTGCCACTCTACCATAATCGGTCATTGCCTTTACTGGATTAGCATTTCCCATTTTAAGGTCAAAATTTATAACAAAATCCTTTCCAGCAAAGGAGGACATAGTTTTGTTTATTTGTTCAAACTGCTTTGAAGCCTTTTGTAATGCAGTGTTAACATGATTAACGGTAGTAACAATAGACGTTCCCTTTTTGGTATTAAGCGTACCGATAGAACGACTAATATTTGCAATTAAACGAGATACTTCGGTAAGAGACTTTTCTAAAGACTCTGTAGCAATAGAACCTTTATTGCTTTTATTTAACTCTTTTAATCCAGACTTAATCTTGTCAATCTTATTATCAACATCATCATCGATATCAAATTTAATATTATATTTTTTACCTTCGATTTCTTCTAAGGTATTCTTTATCTTTGATAACCTATCGTCGTCAAAATCGATTCCAAGACTAACATTATAATCTGCCATATATATATTTCACACTCCTTTATAGGTGCATAATGAAACGCACCACAAAGGTGCTGTAATATTCTAATTTAAAATTTAAAAAAGACAGGAGGGAGGTAGTTATCCTCCAATCCTATCTTTGTATAACTTTATTTGTTATAAGGTATTAAAATTAACCTTTTAAATTATTTATTTTTTAAAAAATCTTTTAGATTGCTAAGACACGCAAACTGCGTCTCAGTTAAATCATTGTCGTTGTAAATTGAAATCATTGTATGACCAGTGCCCTCTGCCCAACCAGTAAGATACACAATCAAATCATCGTCAATTTCCAATCTCTTTAACAAACTTATTTGATAGTGGCGATACATATGAGGGTACGATGGTTGATTAACAATGTCGCCCCAAGTACCAATCCAATCTCTTAGTCTATCTGCGGTTGCTGGATTTCCATCTCTCGTAATAAATAGAGAATCATGGTCTTGACCAGTTTCTTTAATAATTTCTTCCCTTTCTTTTAACCACTTATGATAATATGGCAAAAACATATCTTTTAAAATATATTTCTTAAGCATCTTTCCCTGAGTTCCAGAACCTTTCGTGCGAATCTTTTCAGTGGTTTCCAAAAACAATCCTTCAAAAACAGTATTATCCTCATCAATTAGGGAAGTGGTAAACTGAGCCAATTCAGAAACTCTTGCGCCACAAGAGATGGCTAGAGCTAATAAACATTGCTCTTGAACTCTGTTTTCTTCTTCAAGAACTACAAATATCTTGTCAATGTCCTCTTCTTTCAAAACAGTTTTTTCTCTAACCGCTTCTTTTGACGGCTTTTCAATTTTCTTAACTATATTTCTGAAATTTTCATATCCCTCGACTTCATCATAATAATTTTCAACCCAATCTGAAAAACTAGATAGCGAACTATGACACTGGTGGAAACGGTTTGGAGACCATTTCAATTCACTTAAAGCGTAATCGAAGAAATCAAGCATTTCGAGCTTGCGAATTTTAGCAAATGGTTTATTAGAATTTTCAAGCAAATTCCATGTAAAAAAAATCGTCAAATTGCTTCTATATACAACAACCGATTTAGGAGAGCGTTTTGTGGCAAAATTTTTTAAGAATCTCTCCATAAGCCGAATGTTTTCTTTATTAATTTGAGCCGTCAAATACTCTGAGGTTATAACTTTTCTAAATGTTTTTCTACTTTTTGCCATAAATCATCCTCCTTCCTAAATAAATAAAATAAACATATTGCCATCTATTAAAGACGAAACTTTGCTTCAGCCAACAATAATGCCTTTAAATCTCCAAGATTATTCATGCTTGTTGACCATATAGGTGCAGAATGTGCCCAACCGCCATGACTACCATCCATAGCGTTATCAAGAACCTTCTGACCACTCCATTCAGCCCATCCGTAATCACCACTTTGTAACGGAACCCAGCCAGTTTGATAACTAGGTGTAGTAAAATACACTTCCGCTTCAGCGCCATTTCCAGTTGATTTTACGCCAGTGGTATTCAATGAACCACGAAGAGCACCAGTTCTTATATATTCTGCTGGCGTATAACTTCCATAAAAATTATCTAAATTTTTAGAAAACTCATTATGTACTTTATACTCAACTTCATCCATAGCGCCCAAACATGCCGCCAATAGTTTTTTCTCTATATTTTCTATTCTCATTTTTAATCACCTATAACTCTATCAGTTATATCTTATTCTTGCTTTTTATTTTTAGCCTCCATAACCTCAGCCATATTCTTCTTAGCAAAATCAGTATTCATATATGCCTTCACAACATTCTCAGGAGTAAACTCGCCAGACATATTATTAAAAGCTTCTAACATTGCAGACATATTGCTCAAATCAACTTCATTAACTTTCTTTTCAAAAGTATTAATCAGTCTTGCCAGAGCTTCATTCAAAGGATTAGGATGGATGCCAGTAATATATTGAATATTCAAATCTACTGCACGATTCAACTCTTCAATCACACCATTTTCGATATTTGCCTTAACAATATCCACAATGTTTGTTTCCTCTAAGAATTTTTCAGCATCATTAACAAAAAAGTTGGACTTGATAATTTCATCTACATTAACAGAAGTAAACCCTTCAACAATAAAAAAATCAAATACCAAATTTCTTAACACAGAATCATATCTCTTTTTATCAGTATCTACCAAAAGTTTTGTAACATTATTAACAAATCTCAATTTAGAAGCGGTAGAGAGATTTGTATAAAAATTGAAATTATGAGAAACTTCATTGTCGTCAGTTTTATGTGTATACATACCAGTCATTACGTTCTTTTTATTTTCCATGTATTTTCACCTTTCTTTTCATTCATTTGAGGGAGGGGAGAGGAAGAGCAGATTAAGACTTTAGAAAATCTTCAAGATTCCATTTCCACCTAGTACGTTTTTTCTCGCCTTGTATTCTAACAGCTCTACCAACAGTCAATAAGTCTAGCTCATTAAAACTAGACTTATCAATCTGTTTCATCATATTACAAAAATTTTTTATATCTATAAAATACAATCTCTGATTGTCATTATCTTCACCACGAAAATTAAGCATCAATCCTACAACAGTACCGTCATATTCAGATATCTTTTTAAGTGATTCAATTTGATGATATTTAATCATCTTACTAGATTTTTCATCTTTACTTAATTCTACTGAAATGCTTTTATATTTCGTGCTCTTGCACTCGATAGCATAGAATAAATGAGTATGAGAGTCTAACACAAAGAAATCACATTCATTATCCCATGAAAACTGGGTTTTACTACTGTTATTATAAGATTGCGCAGAATCTCTAAGACGGTGAACATAACAATAAGAGGGAAGAGAGGAAGACCAATCTTCTTCAAATCGCTTGCCATAGTTGATGGTTGCTTTCTTTGTCATTCATTTTCACCATTTAAAATTTAGTTTTTATTTGTTTCACTATCTTCTTTCTTATTAGCAAGCCACAACTTAATCAGCTCTTCATGTTGATTGCGATAAAAGACAAATACTAACTTTCCTTTACTATCAGTAAACACATCTACAATCTTCGCATTGTGACCAATATAAAAACTTGATTGATATAAATTTCGGAAATGGACTACATCTTCCATTTCATATTCAATGCCAGTTACATCACTTATAGTCTTCATTTTCTTTTCACCTTCAAATTTAACCTTTCAATTCATTTTTGCACTCCAAATATTAGCTTAGATAAGCGTAAAAAAAAAGGAGTACTAACTTCCAACTTAAACTAATTATCTATAACAATTATAAAAGTGTGAAATAATACTCCTTTTTACATTTATCTAAACTAATATTTATTTACACACTTAAAAAACAGATTACTCTGCTTCAACAACTTCGACAACTTCAATCTCGTTAATTTTAACATCGTCGATTGCTTCTGCTTCAATTTTATTAACTTTATTTCTCTTTTTAGGAGTAACAACCTTTTCGACAACAGGCTCAAACAAAATATCATCAATAATTTGTTTGATATGTGGTCGAAAAGAATCCTTATCACTCAAGTCAATATTTTTGAATTTAATTTTAGCCTCATCCTTGGTATATACACCAGTATTGAAACCTTTAACAACCTGAAACACTTTGTAATGTTCGGATGTATCGGTAAACATCTTCCAAGGATTCACTTGCATTGAATCTTTACAAGAAGCACACATATGATACGGTCTTCCACAGATACTGCAAGTAGCATTATTTTTTGCCGCCATTGTTTACCTCCAAACAAAAATAGAGTAGGGGATTTAAACCCCTACTCATATTTTTTATAACTTTAATTATTATAATCTAAATTATAAATTATAATTATTCTGCCAGCACAATCTCGAACAGGACATCTTCGCCCTCTTCAGCGCAATAGTCACGGTTAATGACAAACTCGAAGGGATGCTTGCCAGTGGAAGTCAGAGCCATCTCAACAGACTCAGGATTCAGCTTAGCCTTGGGGCAAATAATCTTGCCAGAGTAAACCTTGTTCTCGTTGCAGACATCTCTGAAGTAAGCATAGATAACAACGCTGCAAGCAGTGGGGAACTCAGAAGCCTTGTTGACCACACGGACAGCGTTCTCAGTCTCGTAAGTATACTCAACATAAACCTTGCCAGAAGTCACGCCAGTAGGCAGAGTAATAACTCCTTCCTCAGACACAACAGCCTCAGTTGCGGAAGCAGCAGCAGCCACTGCATAAGCAGTGCCAATTTCATTGTTCTCGATAGTGTAAATCCACTTAATGCTATCCTTAATAGGAGCGTGAGCTAACTTTACAGTAGCAGACTGACCTTCCTCGGCAGGAGCGACAACGGGCAGAATTTCATAGGTATAATCAACAATCTTCTCAACACCATTTTCGCCAACAACTTCCTTCTTAGCACCATACTGAGCAGCAGCAAGGTCAAGAGAAACAAGGGAGTTAGAAGCAGAGAAGGTGGCCTTCTTAGCACGATACAGAGTAGTAATCAGAGCACCGATAGCGTCAACAATCTCTTCACCCTCAGCAGTGCAGTTCAGGCTAGAATCTTCCAGAGAAGTCAGTCTCATGAACATCTTCTTAGTCTCAAGGTCGTGGCAAGTCAGGCTTCTGACTCTATCGATAAGAACCTCGTTTTTATTAAAAGCCATAATAAAATCTCCTTTATAAATTTAATTTTAATAAAACTTGCAATCAAGTTTAAATATCGCCAGCCCAATCTAAGCGTGTCTTATCCACACCCTTCAAACTGGCAAATCCAGAATATGCACCTTGCAATAACAATTCTGCATCCTGAATTTTGTTAATTCTTTTTATAGCATCAAAGAACATGTTGATTTTTGTATTCCATATACTATCGCTTCCCAATTGTCCTGTCTTAACAGCCAAAGCTGAAATAAGAGGTTTTAACACACTTTTATAAGGTTTTTGGGAATCTCTCATAGCATCATCTCTTGCATCTTCAATCAAATCCATTTTGGTTCTTTCATTTGCAGGAATCTCACCATTCCTTTTAAACCCATGAATTTTTCTAACCGCATCAACAATTCTTGTATATACAAATCTATCAATTGTAATATCATGTTCTTTATCATATAAAATAGTTTCTTGATTTTTGTCTGATTCATATTCTTCAAAATCAGCCAAATCAATATCTTTTAATACTAAAGAAAGAGGGTTGACCAGCATTTCAGCCAAATCCTCTTCCGATATCTTTTTCAATTCTTCGGCATATTTTTCCCGATTTTCTGTCAACTCTTTATAGATATGTTTTTTACTAGAAAGACTTCCCCAAATCATCAGCTTAAATAATTCAAAGTCGTCAATCGTAGTATAATCTCTTCCAAAATAGTCCCATAATTGCCATTTAAAATCAGCGCCAACACCAGTCAAAGTATGAACAGCTTGAAAATATTTTTTCTCACCAAATTCAATAATTTGGTCTATTGTTGGTTGTATGACAATTATTTTGTCAGTAATAGGGATATCACTGCCTTTATAAATTTTTAGTTCATCTATATCAAACATTTTTACATAACCTCATTTTATTTACCCATCGTCATTTCCACACATAGAAGCGTTTAAATCCAAACATTCAAAGACTAGCTTTCTATATAAATAATCTGCTTGAAATGCGCCCTCTACATTGCTTATCAATTTAGTTTCACCAATACCAAAACCACTTCTTTTATTAATCTTCATATCAATCAATTCTGACAAATAATCATTTCGATTTTGGGTAACTTTTGGCACATTATCAACAACCATATGTTTCTCATGAGATATAATCCATATCTCGATAGTTGGTTTCACATGAATTGTAGAAGTGCCATGGTATCCAGTATAATAATTTTGAGGTATATGTACCTGTATCGTTATAAATGTTCCAACTATATTCAGAGTGTGGGGATTCTGATTAAAGTTAAAAATATGTTTATTGATAAGTTTTTCTGGTTCATTTGGTTTAATTTCGCTGCTATCAATAGCCGCTATAATTTCTGGGTCTTTGATAAATTCTTTGATAATTTTATTTTTAGCTTTTCCAACAATTGAACTATTAGACATTACAATAGTGACTCAATTTTGATAAGTAAAGTAGAAGATAGAACGCCGCTCTCATCATCTTCTGCCGAAAGAATTAGTTTAAATTCTTCGTCAATGTAATTGTCGTCGTCAATTCCAATACTCAACCTACCATCCTCAAATTCCTTTACTTGTAATATTTTTGAAAAATCACAAGCTATCGTCCAGTGCGGTACAATGTTTGTAATTTCATTTCCTTTATCATCATAGAATTTACCAATAAACATTTGTGAATCTCCACCAGATTTAATGACTGTTGTATTATATTCAATAATCGCCTTAGACGCTTTAAATAAGTTAATACTATTATCATCAGATATATTAGTTTCAATCATATTTTGATTTGATACATCGATGTAATCACAAATACCCAAATCAGGTCTATCAGTTTCAGGATTATTTGGATATTCATACACTGTAATCTTAACCAAACCCTTTTTGCCATAATTATGACTGGTCGTATCATTCTGAGTTACAATAAATGATGTAGGGTTCTCTGTATTTTTATCAAGATAAAATCTTTGTGGACTACTCAATGCAACAGTATTTTTATCGCTAGGAAGAGTAATCATATGCTGCGAAGAAGTAATTGTAAAGTTTCTATTTGATTGCTCACCAGAGTTATATTGTGTACTATTCATATCATAACAAGGATATTCAAGAATTTTTCCATCCTTGTTTTGCCACTTCAATATCCAATTACAAAGCGTAAATTTACCCTTATAATTTATACCGTCTATATCAAATGCCTCGGTACAAATCAAATATTCATCTGCCTTTGTATCATAAATAATATCTCCTACATTAACAGGAGTATTATAAAGCGTTTGAAATTTGACAGTTACGCCATTTGCAGCAGAATAAGTTCTACCATATAAACGAATGCTAACAGATTTTTCATGTCTATATTCTTTTAAACCAAGTCGCCAAAAATACACACCAGTTATATATGATGGGTCGTCTGCAAATGTTTCCTTTAATAATTCTCTAGTATTAAAAATATACTCTTCTCTTAAAGACCCACCACTATAAGACATTCTCTTATTAAATCTATCCAAACACTGCAAACGACTCACCACCTTTCATTAAATAATTATTAAAATCTATTATTTTTCTTATATCCAGCACCAAGTTTAACACCTGATTCTTTAGCTCCCATCCACGCATAACGAGAGAGGAGGGTTTCATTCTCAGTCTTATAAGTTTTATGCATTGCCATCAACTTATCAAGAAAGTTCGCAGGAGAGAACGCCTTAAAGTCACTTGAAGGTAATTGAACCTTCAATAGACTTGGCGTTCTAATATACTCAGAGTCAATATACTCAATAAGCATATAGTTACTCAAAATCTCTATTTCAATATCGGATAACTCGACATTGAATCTTTGAATAATATCGTCCCTATCAGTTAAATCCTTTCGACAAATATGAAACCTTGCAGTTGCTGGTATAATAAAATCGTGAAGATAATCTTTTACTTCTTCGGTAGACATAAGAGGAATTTCATAACTACGGAATTTAGGTAAAAGATTCTCATAAAGTTTTTCATATGGAGTCGGCATACCTAAATCCACCTCTCATATTTTTACTTATCCAATCAAAGGGATTAAATCAATATTGAGACTCTTTTCGATTTCACGAAGAATATGAATATCAGAAATTTCACCAGAAGAAACCAAGCTCTTAATCTTATTGCAAATTGCAAACTTAAGAGACTGAGGCGTTTTGCGAATACTATCGCAAATCTCATTTACATTCTTTCTGGTATAATTAGAAGCGTCCATCAAGAAGTCATAATCTCGATAAGTAGCTTCCAAACCAAACTTCTTAACCACTCGACTATCAAGAGGTTTAATCCACATTGACTTGAAATATGTCTTATGATTTTGATGCATATAGTTGATAACATCAAAAGTCATTTCAACAATTTCACCAGCCTTTTCCCATCTGTAAATATCGCCATATTTCTTATCCTTATAGCTAACATTCGGGATAAGGGACATTACTTCAATTACATCGTCTTTATCAAGAGGTTTTTCTTTCTTGACAATCTTCTCAACATTTACATCTTGTTCAACTTTTACATTTATATTTTCATCCACTGTATCAACAGTGAGTTTAGTGTTTCTTTTTTGCTGAGCCACAACTAAACCACCTTTCTTAAAATCCAAATATTTATAACTTTATAACTTTATTATTAAGCTAAATCGACGACTCCGAAGTACTTGGGAAGCAGTGTAGCCAAAGCAAACTTGGTCTGAACCTGAAGGTCAAGAGTCAGGTCATTGTTAACATGCTCATCGTCAATCATCTTTGCACGAGTATCGCCAATATACTCAAGCTTAATGGGCTTGGTATCAGCACCAATAATAAACAGCTTATTATTATCCAGAGCCAGCTCGAATGCGTCGTTCTTCTTCACCTGCGGAATGCGCATCAGCTTATAACCATTCCAAACACCAAAAGAACCAGTCAGAGCACGAGACTCCTTCTGAGACTCAGTAATCATAACTTCGGGGATGACACCATCCAGCTTACGCAGAGCAGCCTGAGTGCCACAAATAATCATGTTGTTATAACCGCCAAAGACTTCCAGCTTCTCACAAAGAGCCAAAATTGTCTCCTCGTCATTGCCGCTATAAACAAACTCGGAAGGAACGGCAGAAGCGATGTTGTGGAACTGAGCAAAAATACGCTCATTAATGAAAGCCTCAAAAGACTTAGTAATAGCATTGGTCAGCTTATCAAAGGAGTCAATGCCCAACATAAAACGCTCAAACTCCATATACACATGGATGAATGCCCACTCAGAGGGAAGAGTGAACTTCTCGCCAGAGTCAAAGTACTGACGGTTAGTATCCCAGTGGTTGCCAGCGAAAGAAGCGACAGTAAGCAGAGAATCGCCCTCAGTCACCCAATCAGTGCGGTCATTAAACACACGGTTCTTAACTTCAACGAACTGGTCAACAAATGCGCTCTTAAGAACATTCTCACCAACAACAATGTCGGTAATCTGCTCCATAACTTCGTAAACAGTATTCTTATTACGACGAAGAGCCTGTTTAAAATTCAGACCGCCAAAAATATCATTATTAATAGTCTCACGCAGATGATTCTCCAAGTCCTTCTTGGTCAGACCACCCTCAAGAGAATAATTGCCGCTAACAAGGTCTTCGGCAAGAGAAAATACACGCTTCTGTTCAGCGCTAAAATCAAAATTTGCCATAGTCTATTACCTCCTTAAATTAAACTGTAGCCTTAATACGGGCTTCGTACATAAAGTAGTCACTACCATACTGGCGCAGAGGGGTAATAAGCTTTGCACCATGCATACGCTTACGTTCAACACGAGCTTCCATAACAGCATCTGCGGTAGAAGTAGCAGAAGCAACAAGCTTACCATCAGTGCCGACGGTCAGGAACACATCATTAGCCATAAAATCAGTCTGCTCAGAAACAACTGCCTGAGTAGCTGCGGAAACACCCTCGATGGTAATGCCAAACTCATCATTAATCTTAACAATGCGAGCACGGAAAGGAGTACCAGCAGGAATGTAGAAACGATTACGACGCTGATTCAGAACACTGGATTCATCCTCGTCCCATACAGGAACATCGACGACCAGAACCTTCTCGCCAGCCTTAGTACCCTTCACAAACTTATAAATGTTGCGGTCAACAAGCTCACCCATATAGCCAAAAGTACCGTTATCAACATCTTCTTCACAAACACAGTCAAAAATTCTTTCGGCATATTTTGTGGAAGCCATGTTTACAGACTCAAAGACAGTATGGACTTTATTATCAATAGCCATATTAAATTCCTCCTAAATAAATAATTATCGTGATTTACGAACGAGACCGTACTTGGTTTGAATAAAACCATCGGACGCACCGCCATTATCGACAAGTCCAGCGGTCATAGCCCCGTTATTATTGTTACTGAAATTAAGTGCAAGATTCTTTCTAGCATACATAATTGCGCATTCGCTCTCAATTTCCTTAATAGTCATTTCAGATTTCTTTTCCTTAAGAGCGGCGAAATTAACATCGTCAGCCAAAACAGTTTCATACTTAGCAAATTCTGCGTCCTTCTGAGCATCAAGCTCAGCTTCAATACGAGCTTGTTCGGCTCTGACATAATCTTCGTACTTCGGCTTCATTTCCTCGAACTCAGCACTAATCTGATTGTAATTGGTCTCAATCTCATCTTTGGCTGTTTCAAGTTCGGAAACTTTAGTTTCAAATTCAGAAACTTTGCCCTCAGCCTCGGAGACTCTTGTATTAGCTTCTTCGACCTTGGCAAAAGCAGCATCTTCAATCTCAGAAATATGCTTACCAAAATCAAATGCGCCTTCTGGCGCATTAGCGCCTTCTACATAGTCATCATAACGAAGCTTCTTTCTTTTCGCAGTTTCAAAGTCAATCTCTGCCTTATCACCATTCATGGTAAATGAAAGACCGAAGTAATTATAATTATTCTTTGCATCAACGACAATTACTTCATTTTCTTGAATATCTACAGCGTAATAACGAGCACATTCATAGCCCCATCTATCTGTAAAAGTTTCATGCTGTCTTACCATTGCAGAGATGTCTTCAAACTGAGATAACAAAGTCTGAGTGAAATCTGTATTATCCATGATTTCTACACCTCCATTAGTTTTTTCATTCACCACTTCAGTCAGTTTGGTGAAAGTTGTATATTTATCGTTAAGTTCACTCTGAATATTTTTAACAAAATCACTCAATGCAAACTGAACTTCAATTGTTGAGCCAGTCATGGCAGGAGTTACATCATCCCCAAGAACACATGCCGCTCTAAATGAAAATTCGGTGAAGTGAAACACTCCATCATCGTCTTCATAGCCGTCAATGGACTTCTCATATAATTCCATTGATTGTGATTTAACTAAATCACGTTGAAAAATTTCTGCGCCATCTTCTAAAACATTCCATATTACACCTTCAGTAACCAAGAATGTTCTGCTTTCTCCGTCTTCACACAGACGTTCTTCATAATGCGCATTATTATCATCAGAAGATTTTATAACGCCATATGGTGTACCCATATACTTTCTTCTGACACCTTTTTCATCTTTTGTAATTATGTATCTATGGTCTGAAAAATCCTTTTCGTTATCATCGTTCATCTCGACAAATCCCATGATTGGAATGTATTGCAGAGTTGGAATTGCCTTATCAACAACAGATTTTTCAAATGCACTATTGTTCAAGTTTTTACCCAAGTGCATTAACCATACTTTTACTTTAGTAAATCTATCATCTTCCGCCTCAAAATCTTTGATTTTTTCAAACATAACAGGGAAGGAGAGTGTAGATTTTTTAATTTTTGATTCTGACACAATATCCCTCCTTATCTATCCATGTTCGAATCCAAATCTTCAGTTTTCTCGCCAGATTCATCAAGCGTTTTATTCTGACTCTTGTTTGTAGGTCTTCCGCCTTCGCTATTATTACTTTCAACAGAACTGTTAAACGAAGATGCAAGTGGCACAAAATTATTTTGAAAATCAAAAATGTCTTTATGCAACACGAAGGAACCAAGCGTACGAGAAGGTGTTAAATCCAAAGAAGCAAGCCACTTATCTATAACAGAAGCTCCAAGTGACGCAGCATCCTTATATCTGCTAGAAACACTATCTCTATTAAATATAGTAACGTCTAAAAGATAGAAATAAAATTTATAAGCTGGTTTGTTATATTTTCTAATCTTAATAAAACGATTCACCCAACGTTCAAATTGCCTGTACAAATTATAGACAAATCCAGAATCATTCTCAATAGAAAGGGTCACTGCCGTACCCGATGAACTACCATTGTACAGCTCTTTTGTCTGACCACTAGAATTATAAATTTCATCTATAGAATCGCTTACATTATTCCTAGTATTACTACTATCTTTAAAGCTAATAGGAGTAGCATTAGAGCCTAAAGTATGAATCATTCCAATATCATCTGTCATACTTTCTCTGTTAATCTCTGCAAAAATACCAAGCGTCTCAGGAGTAAGCAGTGGCTTATCAATGGTGTTTTCATCAATAGGAACTTCAACTGCAATAGCCTTATAATTATCTGTTCTTGCAGACTGTAACTTCAATTTCTTATAGATATCTAAATCCAAAATATCCTTGACCAAACCAATTAAAATTGGGTAGGGAAATGTCCACTGAGGATTCATCTTCAAACAAATTTGTTTGTCAGCAGGTGGTGTATACCATTTACCGTTTATACGGTCATTTATTTTTCCATCTCTTAAATCAAGGAATGCTTTCTGAACATAGTCAGGATACGCACTAAGATATTTTGCATCAATTTGAGTTAAATTAATTCTAAAATTATACAATCCATCTTGAATTTGATATAACTCGCAAATTTTATAATCAATTTGTTGAAAGAAAAAATCAGATTGATTTTCAAACACTAATCCACAGTAAATATCTTGATAAGGTATAACCTTCATAATTTTAGAAAACTCATGTTTTAAATTCATTCCCTCTAACTTAGCGGCAAGAGTGGAATAACTCTTCTTTACACTATCAATTTTTGCATTATCTTTAACATCATACAAATCTATCCACCAGCAAAAAAGAGCCATATTAGAATAAAGATTATTCATTCTATAATAATGAGGTGAGATTCGCATAAGTTCTTCAGAAGTACGAAGAAGTATCTTCCAACCTTGTTTTGGATATTTTAGTGCCAATTCCACATCTCTTAAACTAATGTTACCGATACATCCATTATCAATGACACTAGTGTTAGTACAAAGGTCATATGTCATTAATCTATGAAACGAACTTAAATCTAGTCTGTTATTCTTCATAGATTCTTCAAAATTTTTCTGGTCATTTTTATAATCTGATTTTGTGTAAATTACAGTTTTTGACTTATTCTTTCTGCCCAAATGTTATCTCACCCCTTTCTTTTAGAATAAATATATAAATTTAATACATAGTAGGTTTGTGATTCAACTTTCTTAACTTAGAAGCGTAATCAATAGCGTTAAAACCATTTTTCTGTTTTTTTAAAAGTTCTCGTTCAAGTTGACACTGAACCCAATAATTATACGCAAGAGAAGAATATCTATCTTTGCGCATACCAGTCTTTTCAGTTATCTTTACATTTGTACCACGAATTTCATATTCAAGATTTATCAGCTCATAAACTAATAATGTCGTTTGCACATAGGGAAGTTTATATTGCATTTGTTCAAAAGGAGACATTTTTGAAAAACCTTTAATTTTTTCTTTTAAGATTTCTTCGGCTTCAAATTCAGAAACAAGCAAATTAATTTTCCCATTTTGAAAACCGCTACGAAGAAGCGTACAAATCTCATTATTAAACGCAGCACTTGCCTTAATTGACCAAATGACTTTTGGAGCATTATCAACTTTACATCTTTCAGCCATAACCTTATCATTACAACATGAAAGAGCAGGATACAACTCTCCTGTAGTTGGGTCGATTATATCTTGAATAAGCATGTCATAAACAGGCGTACCAACACCACTGGTATCAACCACCAAATCCGTACATTTATACATATCGAACAATCTACGAACAACTAGTGCCAATTCGTCTGTTGTTAGCCCTTCTTGATTTTCCATATATATAATATTTGATGTATAGTTATTATTATTTGTCGGAATTGCACTGTTAATTATAATTGCACTTGCGTCATTATTTTGCTTTTTAGATGCCATTAGTGCAACGTCAACAGACAAAATCCTACGCTCATTAGCAACTAAATCAGGTATTTTTAAGTTTCTACTGTTATTTGTTATAAAAGTTGGATATACGGCATTTTTCAACTTTCTACGATTTGAAACATCGTCAAATGTAAAGAAAGCACCATCAGTATCTCCAAACCAAAGACATTCCATTTCCATACTGAATTTTAATGGGTCGAAATCGGCTTCAGACATTTCATCTTCAATCTGTTCTCTCGATAAAAGACCTTCTTTAATCGATATCTGATATGGAAGACCGCATATAAAATATTTCTTAGTTTCATCTAGCATATTTACGACATAAGCTTTAGCTTTGTCAAAAGACCAGTGCGACTTATACCATGCAGAACTCATATAAAATTCCTTATTACGTTCTAGCAAATGAGCATATTCTGGGTTATTCAAATAATTTGGCTGTCTTGGAGCGGTTAAAAATCTTCTTAAAACAGTATTAATTGTATCCAAGTCAACCATACGAAATTCATCGACTATTAGTATATTAGCACGACTGCCACGACCACTGTCAGAAGCAGTGACGACCCTTATCCAAGAACCATTGGCAAATTCAATAACAGCTTTATTTGCACCAACAGATGCGTATGTGATTTCTCGTCGTAAATTATCCGAACCCCAACAATAGTTCTTCATAAAATCATCTGTTATTTTAAGAAGAACTTCATTTGCCTGTGGTCTCGTTGCTGACGCAACACATATCTTTGTTTTGGGGAATAATATACATCTAACCACACAAAACAATGCCGTAAGAAAACTTTTCCCTTGACCACGAGCAGCCAAATACATAAAAAAATTGCTGCACATCATCATATATATCAATATTTTTTGGAAAAGTTTTAAGTTAATATTTAAATAATCTTTAACAAATCTTTGTGGATTATATCTGTAAAACGAAGCTCATTCTACCAATATGCAACTCCATCCATAATTCTTTCGGATTTCTCATTCGCTAACTGTCTATCTGATTTTTTTTGTTGCATATTATTTAATCACCACCTTATCGTCATCAGAAGATAAGTTGCCAAAAATAGCGTCAAATAAAATTTCGCTATTTTCTTCATCACTATATTCCGGTTTTTCGACAGTGTATTTCTTCATAAATTTAGTATACAAATTAGAAAATGCATTTTTTAATCCCATCATCTTGCTTAAATGCCCTTTAAAAAATGTATCAATATACAAACCTATTTTATCAACATCTCTTAATTCTTCGTCAATCTCAGGTAAGGGACGAGTATTTTCCCATTTATCAATCAACGTACCAAATGTCTGATTGTCAGCAGTAGTATCGCCACTATTTTGTTTAGGCTGCAATTTAGCTGTATCAAGCAACTTCTGGAAGGTTGCATCTAAATCTTTTGTGTCTTCACTCCTGCGAGTTGCTTTTAAAATTTCAAGCTGCTTAAAACAAATTCTTTTAAATACTTCTTCTTGCGCCTTTGTATTACATTCATGTCTTGCCGTCCAATCATCATACTGCTCTTGTAAAAATTCATAATCATCGTCAGTAAAACCAGCGCCAAAAAATTTAATAGTTTTTTCATCTACTTTTCTACTATCGGACATACCATCGATAGAAGAAATAATAAAATCTCTTTGTTCTTCTTGCGTTATAGTATCTTCATATGTTTCATTATTACGATTATATTGAGAAAGCTGTATAGTCTTCATATATTGACCCATCGGTGTAATATTTATATCTCCGCTTTTAATTTTTTCCATCGCAGAATTAAAAACTTTATCGACATAATAAATATCAAAAGCCATACACAATCTCTTAACCGCTTTCTTTTCCGGTGTTAAACAACCTTCATTTGTATATTTGTCGAGATATTCTTGGTATAATTTTTCAATGCATTGTTTGCAACAAGGTATTTTCCCAGTATTTCTAAAAAACTTACTATTAGACTTGTAAAAATTTGTTTCCACATATTCTCTGTCGCAATAAGAACATATAAATTTATTCTTTGTCGTTTTCGCCAAAATACCACCTCCAAAATATTTCTACATCAAGCGCTTTACATATCAGAAGAGACCGTCTGCTTATTTGCAGACCAATCATTTAATAATTTATCTAATTTTTCATTTTTTACATAAACCCAAAACAGACTCTTGCTGTTGGGATTTAAAGCTGCCAATTTATATCTCAGCCCATTATCATAAAGATAATTACGGAGATTAAGAGAATAGCAACAATATAATTCTACATTCATATTTTTATCCATAATTTATATAACCTTATTTCTTAATTTAATTTCAACGTATATTCACAAGTTTTACCTTTATCTTGTTCAAATACCAGCAACTTAGCAGAAGCATTAGCGGTTTTTCTTATAGACAAAGAATAACCGTCTACACCAATAATAGAACCAACATTAATTACCTCTTGATTTACGCCAACTTCTTCGACCTTGTTGTGATGTAAATGACCAGCTAACAAATATTGAATTTGTATGCCATAAATAGAAGAGAATTCTTTTATAGCATTGTTCATATTTTTTACTTCGCCATGTATTCCCAACACTTTATAACCAACTAAATCAGCATATATATAACCAGTAGGATTTTCTATATATGTAAAATTAAGATTATCTTTTAATCTAATTTTAATAAACTCTACAACAACTTTGCCCATATTATCATTTGTAAATGTACCCTTTGGCATTCCCAGTTGTCGTAACTCAGTATGATTTCCATTTGTAGATTGATAATTTACTCGTACATATTTAGTTAGTTCATTAAGCCAATTACTAATAAAATCAGCATACTTAATTGTTCCATCAACAACACCATATCTCAATTTCATTAATTGAGAGACCCGTAAAACACCATCGCTAAAATCTCCCATAGAAAAGACATTTAAAGTATCAATATTTTCTTTTTGAACAATTTCTACAGTTTGATTTAACAAATCCCACATTCTCTGTTCAAAAATTTCTGGACTATAAGCATTAATAACTTCGCCAAATAACCCTTTTAAAGAATACTCAGTGCCATAATGTTCATCGCCAAAAACTAAAACATATGCACGAGAATTATGAACAGGATAAATATATTGAGGAATATCCAGTGGGGGAAGAGATAATACTGCATTGCAAATTTTCTCTGTAATCAATTCATCTCTCGCTTCTTCTCTAAGCCAACGAGAATACTCTAATTTCTCAGTTTGAATTTGCGCTTTTACTTTCTGTATTTCACGCTTTTCATTCTGCAACTTTTGATAGTATTCATCTTTTCCAACACCAAAACATCCTGCTTCAAAATAATCTCTTGCGTACTTGCAACCTTTTCTATAGGCAGACTCGTCTCTATAAGCCGATTCATCGTCGCCAAACAATTCTCTATTGACAAACGAAGTAATCTCTTTCCAATTCTTATACTTACCAGACTGAACTAACTCGTCCATTCTCCAAATATATTGATGAAAATTTTCATTCTCCAACTTCTTAAATTCATTGGTCATCACTATAAAACATTCACGCCTTTCAAAATAAATATAAACAAAAAAAGCAGTGCGTTTATGCACTGCATATAATATGTATGGAGCTGGATGAGGATTCCGAGACCTCGACCTATGCTTTACAAGAGCATTGCTCTGCCGCTGAGCTAATCCAGCATATATATAAATTTATTTATTATAAAAAATAAAATAAAAAATTCGGTTATAGCTTATGCTGGGGATTTACCCCAGCTATTGCAACATCCACGGTTGCAATATTGTGTCACACTCATAACACCGCTATACCTACTTACAAATTACATGAACTGATACATCAGAACACAAGACTCCTTGAAATTCTCGACCAGCATCTTCAGAAACTTCTTCATCTGCATTCACCTCGTTTTTTATTATCTTACTTGATAGGCTGTACATACCTACTCTTACGAACCAAGCTAATCCGACTAGCTAACAGCTCTAAATCGTGAACTAGCACCACGCAAATGTATTTTAAGCCCATTTAGGCGGTGGTACGAATGATGAGATTTGAACTCATACGGCATAGCCACCAGAACCTTAATCTGGCATGTCTACCAATTCCATCACATTCGCATATAATAATTAATTTTTGCCAGTTGTCTACCCGTAAGAATAGACAACCAACAAAAAAAGAAAGGCAATAAAAAATGAATGAAAAGAAGTGTGTCGCAGTCACCCTATTGGACAACTGCGACATTGTATATAAACAGTTTCACTGATTATACCAAATTATTTTTATTTAATTTCTCGCAATAAGAGCGAGTAATGTTGAATTTTGGTTTGATTTTGCTCTCTACAAAACTCATTTTTCCAGTTAAATTATTTTTCTTTGTTTTTTCAGGAGAATAACATCCATCAAGAGTAACACCTTCAAATAATTTAATAGAAACATCTTGATTTTCATCAACAGAAGAAAGGATGTTGAAAAGTGATTCTTCTAATGTAGAATAAACAGTCTTAATAACCGCCTTTGTATGGTGTCCTCTAACAGACTTAATTAATTTCTTTTTAGAAATAATTCCTCTTTCATCAGTTACTTTATCAATTAACTTAGATAATTCTTCAATCGAAATATAATCATCGCTGCATCTGTCTGAAATCATACCAATTAAATTTTCTTTTGTTATAATTGTTTTCAATACATTACCTCCATATATTACACATATATCAATCAACTATTATAAATAAAACAAGGTCGGCAAATGTCTTAAAGGCTAACTGTAGTTTCTAATTAGGACATTCTGCCAGTAACCTTTAAGAGCAATCGCTTAAAAAGGAAGTGTTTCCCTTAAAGCTACTATTTCATAGACTTTATTTTTAGGTTATTTAAAATTATTTATTATCCATATAACCTTATTTATTGGTTGTTTTCGAAACTGGTTTGCGACATACTTAATTTTCTTTTCTCATATGCTCGTTTATTTTGTTCTCTTTTTATCATTCTTTTATGCTCTTTTACACATTCTTTACACCTGCAACTTTCAGTATCTTTTGTATTGACTTCAAACCATTCGCCGCAATCAACACACTGAATTACTTTAGTAGCTAGTTTAAGATGTTTTTTTAGATTTTCCACTATATAATTGCCATAGCTAAACCACAATACGCTTTTATGACTACTTGGCTTTACATGATATAGTAATTTAACTAAAATATCTGCAATTTCACTATCAGTATATCCAAATTGAGAAAGCTCATGTTTAATTTCATTTCCTACCCTTTTAAAGAATAGAACTTCTTTTAATTGACTATTGTTTAATTGTCCGTCCTTTTGAATATCAGAACATTCCATATTTACCTTGAAATGGTATTTATTATTTAATTCAAAATACTTAACAATCATAGGGTCGCTTTTTTCTTCATTTATTTTTCCATTCTTTTTAAATACAACATTACATTCAACATTTGGATTACTAACCATTAATTTATAATCAATTGGTTTCAAACCAATACTTCTTGAATTTATTCTTGGATTTATGATTTTACGGTCTAACTTATTTACAAAACTTTCATTTAAGTTTTCAACTTGAGACTCTTTCTTATCTTTCGCATAAATAAAGAAATGAGGGACGTTGCCTTTTGTAAAAGCAGTAATTTCTTCGTGGATATGTTTTGGCCTTTCTGGTTTATACAACGTTTTGGCGTAATCAATCACAAAATTATTTTCCATACATAATAATTTAACTAAGTTGATTGCGTCTTGTTTTTCTTTGTTTGTACCATTTACAAATACTTCACTATTCCATATCTTTGAAATATTATTACTGTAAATACCAATATTACCACCAACAAAGGCAGCATTTAATCCGTCATAAATAGTTTGATTATTTAATTGAACAGGAGACGCTTTTTTCATGTTGTAATATAATGGAACTATATCAGCCATATTTCTCTCGGCAATAGAAATTATACTTTCATCTGCCACAACCAAACTCTTGTCCCCATCGACATCAAATTGGAGAATCTTACTAATTAAATCATGGCAGCTTGTGTATATAGCGTCAGTAGTAAACCATTTTCTAATTTGTTCTTGTCGTTCTTTGTTTTTATTACAAGCAACATTTTTTCTAATGGCATGTTCCTTGTACAAATGTGGACTTCTTAGACAATCTAATTTTTCATTCTTTCTAAACAACCAACAGAAAACCTCTCCGTCTTTCAATAGTCCTTCTGGGTTTTCAATTCCCATAAACCAATACTGACAAGCAGCATAAAGGTCTGGTAACAAAAATGTATATTTTCCATAAACAGATAAACTTCCAGATTTAAATCTTTTGACCATACTATTTTTTATTTCTCTCAAGGTAATTTTAACATATTCATCATTCATTAAATCTGGATATAGATTAATAGCCTGTTGCAAATATGTCATATTATCGTTATATGGAGTAATGCCAAATGCACGCTTCATATCATTAATAGAAGAACAAATATTATTTAATTTAGAATTAGACCTGTCTGCAATCTTATCCATTTCTTCATCGGTAATGTCTGTAAGGGTTTGAAGCATTTGATAATTAATAGTAGCATCTTTAATCTTATCTTCTTCTATATTAGTATAGCCAGCAGAACAACCATACTGCTTATAATATTCTTTATATTGTTCCCAAGAATCATAATATTTCCACATTTTAAACTGTGATTTTGTAAAAATGATTTGAATATCTTCTGCGATAATATCATGTTCTTTTCCGTAAATATCTTTGATGACAGGAGAACAATTATATTCTTCTATGAATTTTACATAATCAAAAGAACCAAGCAATCCTTTTACCCAAGGAAGACGAACCATGCGATTTTTGCCCATACAAGGAAGCATCATACCAGCACCATCTGTATGAGGAATAGGTACATAATCAGATATTCGTTTTATAGAATAATCATTATCATCAACTAAATCATAAGTTCCATATACGTTTGTTTCAAAGTCTTCGATGACAATAGTTTTATCAATATCAAATTCTTTCCAAACATCAGTGGCGGAATTGGTTAATGCCATATATGCCAAATGTTTATTTGGATTATTGCCACCTTTTCGATTAATTTCATCAATAGTAAGACCACACATAATTGTTTTTTCATATTTATTCCATACAGATTCTTTGATGAAGACTGTTTTCTTGGTTCTAATCTGTCCAGCAGAAGAAGTAAAATAAATATATTTTTCTCCTTTATATGTAAAACCGTGATAAATTAAATCTTTAATTATGTCAAAGTAATATACCTGAATAACCATAAAATCTTCGGTAAGTTCATCTTGTTTTGCGCCAATCATTCTAGTAAAAGCGGAATCAAACACTGAAATAATCTTATTATCACTAAATGGTTTGTCTGCATATTTGAAAATATCTTCTTTGTTTCCAGAAGGATTAAGGTTTCTTAGTTCTCTAATATGATGATTACCGTTTGTTTCTATATTCTTTTCGATTTTATTTGATAATAATTTGAGCAATTTGTCCTTAGATTCTTTTATTTTTTCATTTTTCCATTTGAGTAATTCTTTTATTCTGCAATATTTATTTCCTAGTTCAAATATAGTAGAGTAATCATTACTCCAAATACTATAGTCATATTCATGATTTAAAATTGCATCTAAATTATTTTTGTCTATGCCATATTTTGATAATTCATCCATGATTTTATTTTCTGTTTTCTTTAATTCATTTCTTTCAATTCTGAGCTTGTGATTTAACCAGTGCAACGACGCTTCCTTGTTGCTGTAAAAGTTACCTGTATCTACGCTCAGAATTTGCACTTGAACATCCAAACTCATTTTATCGCCTTCCCTTTATAACCTTATTAGTTATCAATCATAATATCCTTCTTCTTCAAGCATTTCAAAAAATTCCTCACAATAATCAGCAAAATTATCTCCACCGTTTATATCTTCAACAAATGATTTTAAAACTCTATTATCGGCAGATGGGTAAAAATCAGATTCTGATAAATAGAAATTGTTATCTTCTTGATAAAGATTATTTCGTTGTTTATATACATCTCTTTTCTTTGGAAGAGAAAAGATGTCTTTTAAATATTCACAATATTGCTCATTCAATATATCATCTACCATATATTTTTCATCCATTTACATTCACTCCTTTCTTTTCCTTTTTCTTTTATCAATTTTATAATCTTGATAATGCCGTGCCTTTAGTTCTATTTCTGTCCTGCTATAATCGCTACCAGTATCCAAAAGATATCTGTCTTCACGTTTATAAGCATTCGCAAAAATAGTTGGCAGTGTTCTAAATTCTTTATTTTCATTCTTAATCCTATAAGCTCTATCGGTTACAATTAAACATAACTCATACTCAAGGATATCAATTATTTTTGAAAAAGTCTTTGACGATATTCCAATTTCATTAGCCATATCATTAATATTGCCGCTGTAAGCCTCTGGAAGTCTTTCTCTCCGACTTTTAATATTATCTGGATATCTTTCCTCTGGTTTTAGCTCATTCGGTCTGCGCTTTATCCTGAGTCTGAGAAAAGCGAACACAAGAAGTATAGTTGTATTGTTTATAGTACTATCTTTTGAGTTGTCTTTTTGATAACTCATTATACTACCTAACTCGTCTAAATAAATAGCGGCATATCCATTAGAACAATTATCATAATAATAATCTGTATTAAATCTACATTTCATAAAGGAACTTCTGCTAATTTCGGTTAAATATGTTAAATAACCCCTATTCTTTAATAAATCCATAGTAGACAAAGTTTTATCATTAGAGCCATTTGCTCTTCTATCCGGCTTTCCACCACACCATTCAACTACATCTGGAACAGTAAAATTAATTACATTGTTTAATCCGCAATGGATTCTTAAATATGAAAATACTCCAACTCTTCTTACATCTAGTTCAGTGTCCGTAATAACAGACGAAGGAATGTATATATATTTTGATTGCGATTCTTCTAGGGGGAGTTTTTTGTATTCATATTTGCCATCAATAACTTTGTATTGGTTTTGTTCATGTCTGTTATTCACACTGATTCTATCACCACCTTTAATGTTTGAAATTTGCTTTGACCACCGTACAAAATGTACGGTGCTAATTGTATTTTTGGCTTTGACCACCGTACAAAATGTACGGTTTTTTTCCGTTCTATACATATAAGTATATAGATATATAAAAATACTATAGTGACCTGCGGCCACTTACTGAGCTACGTTTTAAAAGATGCGTTATTCGTAGCACAGATTCTTATATGATTATTATATTGGTTTTATATAAGATAGTCTATAACTTTAATAATTATATAAATTAATATTTATATCAATTTATTAGTTATAAATTTCTTAACTCAACCGTTGATGGAATTATATCATATCTGTTTTAAAAAGTCAAGTACTTTTTTAGAAAATTTTTAATATTTTTTATTTTATTTTTTGTATATGTTACATACGATTTACGATTATTATTTTGATAATTTTATAAATGGCATTAAAACAATGTATTTATTTTATTATTTATCTTTGTCACGGGAAATTTTGACGGTATTTATGATTAAATTTTGGATATTTGTTTTGATTTAAGCTGTCTTGTTTTTAGGTTGTTTGTAGTTAACGATGATTAGAGATACTAATGGGATATTTTTTATGATATTTGGAGTGTATGAGTAGTGGTATATGGATTTGTAATATGTATGTTGACTTCGTTGTTGGATTATTGTAATTATAGTTGTTGTGTTTAGTGCATTATTTTTAGGTTATTATTGGTTTGTGTTTTGGTTGTTGTTTGTGATTTTGTGGTTGAGACGGTCGTTATTTTGGCTCGTGGGGTTTTCGTGAATATAGGGGGTAAAGGAGAGAGGATGTGAATGGAGATGGGGTTGGGGATGAGAGAAGTATGAAAGGTTGGAGAGGTGGGATTGTTATATTGTGTTAGTTAGTGCTTGATTGTGTTTAATTGTGTTTGATTGTGTTATTGCTATGTTTAGCTGTGTTTAGCTGTGTTATTTTTTACCGTGTTAATTTTTTTACCGTTTAGGAATAGATGAACCCCATATCCAACTTCCTAAAAAAGAAAACAAACATTTGTTTGTAAACCACCCCCCACCCCTATTATTGAACATTTGTTCTATATCCATACCAGCCCATATTTTCGAACAAATTTTTGTATATTATACCACCCTATTTTTTAGAACATTCGTTCGATATTATGTCACACTATTTTATCGAACGTTCGTTCGTATATTATACCGCCCCTTGTCTATCGTCAAAATAGCCAAAACAAAACTATATTATTTGTGCAATATGCTATATCCTTTTGTATATTATACAATGTGCACAAAACAGAGCTATAAACAGTGTATCTGTTTTGTATAATATACCGAAGCCCATATTTTCGTTTGTGTATTTTATACAAAAACCATAGTCAAAACGGGCTTTTTAAAGCTCTTTTTTTGTGCAATTTCCCATCTTGAAAAGTGTAAAATATGAGCTATAATTGAGACATCCAAAGCAAAGCAAAATCCAATCAGTCAAGCGGTCTGGCCCTAATTAGGGCGGGCTATACCGTCTAAACGCCCTAAGTCATAGGCAGTTTCTCGCTCCAAGGGATATAGCAGTATTGCACAAGAACGGTGGGCGTTTTGTACTCGCAACATATCAGTTGACAAGTAGCTTTTGACTAGCTTATAATGTAGACAACAACAACGGTATAACATACCGCAACAACAAAAGGAGATGCATTATCATGACAATGACAACTAGAAAGAACCCTGAAACTAAAGCTATTCAGTCCGCTATGGCAAAGGCAAAGAAGCACAACCATCGTGCGTTAATCGAATGGTTGATTGCTTGCAATACCAACTCTAATCGTGGCATGGTTTACGACCAGTGGCGTATTAACGAGCTGTATAGCCGTGATGATTGGAGCTGTGAGCATGGCGCAACTAAGACTTGCCACCTAGTTAATCATGAGGGTGACGCTTTTAAGTATATCGTTATTAAGCGTCATAAAACTGGCGGTTATGTACCTAATGTCCATGGTGAACACGCCAAATGCACTGGTAATCAGTTGGTTGACGAAATCAATTGTTGGGTAGAGTTCGCAGAAACTGAATACGCCGATTTACTTTGTCCGATTCTTAAGTATTTTACTAGCAAATCTGATAAGGTTACCGCAACTTCTGAGACAATGCAAAACAATGTGGTAATTATTGCACAAAAGGCCGTTTATGTATCCGATGCATATAGCGCATGTCGCAAGGCCGAACGTTTGAACCGTGAACATGGATATGTCGGTGAAGATGCCGACGAAAGACTTCAAAAACTTGCTAGAATGTCTAAAAAACAGGGCTGGCGTGATGCGATGCATAACGGCGGTAACTCCGGCGTAATCTTTGATTACAACAAGGGATATTACAAGGCCGTATTTATCGACTATGCTTTATAAGTGATAAAGTTATAGGGGCTGAGGAATCAGCCCCTTTTATTAAAGAGAGGAAAGTTACTATGAAACATTTTATTCGTGCTAATCGCTTTTCTGATGTCCCTACTTATTTTGCATGGGACACCGCTCGTAAATACCCCGACTTCGCTATTGTCGATAGTATCAAAATCGAAATTGATGCGCCTGACATTGACACCGCTTATTTATGGGCGCTTACTAATCTCCCAGCTCATTATGCGGTTGGTCTTGGAGTTAGCAACGAAAAAGGTGATTTTTTATGCGCTCCTGTTAAGGGCTATTACTATTGGTTAAACTACGACGAAAAAGCAATTGTAGATTGTGAGATTAAAGAAACTATAGAAACTATGAAAAAGAGGGGCTAAAATGCCCCTCTTTTTTTATGCCTATTTTAATTGTGTGCAATCGTATATTATACCACTGATTTCCGCCGTCTATACTTCTATCATTTCCGTATATTATACCGACGTTCTGAGGGCCTCTGTGAGCCTCTGAGAGCGTCGTTTTTTCTTCACTTGTGTTAACCCTCTGAGACTATTAAAATGGCAGAGAGAGCCACTGAGAGCCTGAGAGCGGTATAAAATACTGTTTGGGATATTGTTGAGAGGCTGAAAGAGTCCAGAGCTATACCAATTGGTATAATATACGGTTTTGTTTTGTACTGTCTTTGGTATATTATACGGCGCTGTTTACAGCTTGGTATAATATACGCTTTTCTTGGTGTTCGGTATAATATACGCAAGCCGTATATTATACCGTTTCAGGTATACCAGAGGTATATTATACCCGTGGTATAATATACCAAATAGTGATGCTGCTACGTTATCCGTATATTATACCAGAGCGGTATAATATACGGGCTTTGTATGCTGGCAGTTGGTATAATATACAAAGCCATTCAACATGGAAAAAATTGTTTGGAATTTTTAATTTACTACTTGACAAGCCACTTTTTATATGATATATTATAGACAGATAAAGAACAACACCAAACAACAACAACTTATGGAGGGATACACCATGAAACGTACAAAAAACATGATTTATAAGGAAACCACTGAATCCAGAGAGCTTTTCTTGTATGCTACCAATGACGGAGAACTTTACAGAGGGATGACCACAGCGGTTATTAACAGCCTTAAGAAGAAAGCAAAGAAGGGCGTTTATGATGCGGAAAAAGCGGTAGACGCTTATTACAATGTAGCAACGGAAGCAAGCAGAAAATACAACAAGGACTTTGGATATTCTTTCTCTGTACAGGATAGATTCACAGTAGCGGTTGAAATGGAAGGGTATTACAAGGAAGAAGTTTATTACGATATCTAACAGATAAAGATATAAAGATTAGAGGGAAGAAAACTTCCCTCTTTTTCTTTTTTTGTTTTGGATTTTAAATATGGAAAGTTTGGTATATTATACGGAGTTTTATATCTTGGTATATTATACGCAAACGTATAATATACGGAGTTTTGCAGGAAGAAAATTTAGTATATTATACCTTGGTATATTATACGGAGGAACAACAGATAAAAACTAAATGGGAAACGGTATAATATACAAAATACTGAATGGATTTTTGTGGAATTTTTTGTTGGAATTTTTAATTTACTACTTGACAAATGATAAAAAGTATGCTATTATAAGTGTGTAAACAACAACAGAACAACACAACATGGAGGAAATTTTATGGGTATTAAAGAATATGCGGACGTTTTGAAACTTGCAATTAAATTGCAGATTGAGTTCGAAGAAGAAATGTTGGAGAATTGCGGAGCTATGCACGAAGACCATTACAATGGAGTAATTACAGGTTTGATGATTGCATTGGAAAAAATCGACAAAAGCATGTTTTTAGCGAAATAATACGGAGGAAAATTTATGTCTACCATGGATTATATCAACGCTTGTAATGACAATATTAAGGCTGGAAAAATGAAGAGAGCAAAACAAGCTTTTGACCTTGCTTGGAAAAACTATGCGAGCGGTAATTATAGCACTACAGAAGAATTGCAGTTGTTTTGGTTGAGAGGAAATTTTTATCCTAGAATGAAAAAGGTTGCAGTGACGGAAAGAGCTTGCTATTATGAGGACGCTATTCTGGCAATGGCTGGACTTTAAATAAACAGACAGTGGAGAATTTATCTCCACTGTTTTTCTTTTAGAATTTTTTCTTGGAAAATTCGTATATTATACCGATGTATAAACAGCATAGAAATTTGGTATAATATACGAGTTGTTTGGAAGATTTATTTATTATTTATACCAGAGGTATAATATACCAATCGGTATATTATACTAACAGTATATAACATATATAATTAATAAATATATAATCGTATATTATACGGAATATTATTATATATGTATTATTGGTATATTATACGGAATATTATAGAAACATCATGCGGAAAATATTTGGTATAATATACGGATGTATGGCAAGCTGCGCTCGGAAAATTTATATTATATACCACTGGTATAATATACGAGGCCAGTAACGAACGAGTGATAAATTTTATGATTCGTATAATATACAAATGTATAAAAATACTGGAAAATTTCTTGGAAAATAAATAAAAACTACTTGACAACTTAGAAAATATATGCTATTATATAGGTGTAAAGAAGAACAGAACACAACAACAGATAAAAACAACAAGGAGGAAAATACCATGAAAATCTACACGGAAGAAAGACTTGTAAACTTTGATTTTTGGAGCGGTGCAAAAGATACTGTAAAGTATTTGACCGAAGATGAAATTGACACTATTGAAAACATGTTGGAAGAAATTTATCCTGATGGAATGGAGGACGTTGAAATTAATGATTTCTTTTGGTTTGAGGACGATACTATTGCTGATTGGCTGGGCTATGGAAGTTTTGAAGAACTGATGTACAGAGAAGAGGAAGAGGAGGAAGAGGAATAACAAATAAAGTTATATGGAAGGTGGAGAAATCCACCTTCTTTTTCTTTTGTTTTTTGTGTGGCGTAATTTCGTATAATATACCAAATATATTTTCTGGTATCCGTCGGTATATTATACAATCGGTATAATATACCAGAACAACAAATGGAATATACCAACGGTATAATATACGTAATTAAACAGTTTATACTTTTGGTATAATATATAAAGATATACCTTTGGTATAATATACAAGATGTCTTCGGAAAATTATCGGAAAAATTATCAGAATTTTATAAAAAATACTTGACAAATAAGTAAATTTATGTTATAATCCTCTTGTAATCAAACAACAAACAACAACAGAAAACAAAAGGAGAATTGATTATGTATTACGAAGTTCCTAAAGATTATCGCCGTAATTATATAAAAGAGTTTGTTATGGTTATTATAAGCATATTTTATGTGGCCTCTGCCGTTGCAATTTTCTTTTCACTTGCTGTTATTTGTTAATTAAAAAGGAGAAAATACTATGGAAAAGACAGTAAAAAAGGAAGTCAATAAAACTAATAAAGAAAGAGTATTTGATATAAAGATAAACAAGACAGCGCTGGAAAAATTCATGGCTAAATTGTTTTGGTATATTCTAATAACAATTACAGCATGTGCAACGATTCTTTTTGTTGTCTCTATTGGCGAGCTGGTGGCTGTATGGGCTGAGGTATCCGCCACGCTTGCGGAAGCTTGGTTACTAATTAAAATGCCGTTTATATCGCTTCTGGTGTGCTTTGGTTGGCTTGGTTTTATTGTTCTGTTTATTTATTTGATTAGACAATCTTAAAAAGATAAACAAATAATGTTATAGGTATTAGAGGGTGGAAGAAATTCCATCCTCTTTTTTTGTGTTTTCAGACACAACTAAAGCGGTATAATATACCAGAAACTAAAGCGGTATAATATGCCAGAAAATAAAGCGGTATAATATACCAAATATAAAATGGAGTATACCGCAGGTATAATATACGGAATCGTATATTATACCAAAAGATATACCAACGGTATAATATACCAAAATAAAAGAGCGGTATAATATACGAACATATGTTTATATACCAGCGGTATAATATACAGGAACCAACGAGTGATATTTTTTATGACTCATATGGAATATCATTGTATAATATACAAATTGGTATAATATACTAAATGTAAATATTTGTAACTTTTGGAAGAAAATGTTTCACGTGAAACATTTTTATTTTTTTGTTTAACAAAGCGAACATTTGTTTGTATTTATCAATATGAACATACGTTTGGAAAATTGGTATAATATACAAAATACTGGCGAATGTCAAAGAACCTGATTTTTTAACATTCAAAATGGAAGGAAATGGTATAATATACCAGAGGTATAATATACAAAATATACGAACATTTGTTTGGTGAATATTTGAGTGAATATTTGAGCTGGAAGATTTGGTATAATATACGGATTGTGGGACGAACGAGTGATGAAAATTATGAGTTATAAAAGTTTCGAGTTATACACATTATCAGTGGATACTGGTGTATATTATACAAATTAAGTTAGGTTATTAAATAACTGATGATAGGGTTTTGAAAACCCGATGAGCGGTTTTTGGAAAACTTGTATGGGGTTATTTGGAAACTTATATTGGGTTGTGGAAAAACTGTTGATAGTGTTTTGAGTAACGGTACGAAAAAGTTTTATTGTGATTCTGATTAAAAATAGATACACACAAAAATACAATCTATAAATTCTATAAATTTATCGTTTCTCGATAATAATTTTATAATCTACAACACACCAAAAAAAATAAAAAATACCACTTGACAAAATATTCCAAACATGATATAATACAGCCATACCAAAAAGGTATATAACAAAACCAAAATTACCAAAATTATAAAGGAGAAACAACATGGAAAACATTAACTTTATTCTTACCTATGAACAAGCAAAGGATATTTGCGAACACTACGAAAAAAATATCAGCAATATGGAAGAATGGGAAATTTGCGAACTTGTTGACCGTCTAATTGACGAAACACTTTTCGGTAACAATCTATAACAATTAAATATATAAAGAGTGGAGCAAGTTCCACTCTTTTTTATTTTTATATCAATAGTATATTATACATATATCAAACTACTAAATAACCGTATAATATACACATACCACACCACACACCCCATACCACCTCCACACCACTTCTAAAAATAATTATCAAAATAACAAAAATATTCCATAAATATTCCATAAACTACTTGACAAACAAATAAAATTATGTTATAATAACTACAACAAAACAAAACAACACACAAACACCAAAGAAAGGAAAATCACCATGAAACACGCTAACAACACCCCTAAAATTATTACTCTTTCCCCTATTGACGGAAGAAAATCTTTCTATAATAAGGCCGTAGCAATCGAGCACGATAACGGAATAATCGAACTAAAAAGTTATAACACCATTGTAGCAAGAATCGTCAATGGACAATTCCAGAGACTTTGGTGGGGCTACAGCGCAACTACTATGAGGCATATAAATTCCTTTATTGACTATTATGGAATTTCTGGTGGCGGTAAAGCTTGGTGGGATAGCTTAGAAATCATTGATAACTAATAACATTATACAAGTTAAAAAGATAATTTTATGATATGGGAGAAATAATCATGACGGTTTGGAATTTGTTTATGACCCTGCCAAAAGCACCGAAGAATTTCAGAATCATCACAAAAGGACAAGACGGAAAAGCCGTAACATTAACTGATGATTATGGTGCAATGACCGATATCATCTATGATGATATGAAAGTTATATATTATCACTACTGCGAGGAAACAGGAAACTGCACAGCACTCGTTTGACTAATAAAAGGACAATTTTAATATGGGGGATTTAATTATGAAGATTAAAGCAAAATTTTTGAACGAAGAATCTCTTAAATCCTATGGTTTTAAGAAAAATATCATTAGTGAAAAATATGGAATTTGTGAATACGAAATCGAAGACGAAGAGTGTTGTGCTACTATTTTAATTCAGCGTGGAGATGGGGAAGTTGCAATCGTATTTAATTTTGATGATTGCGATTGTACCAGTATTCCAAATGTAGTTTTTCATCTTATTAAAGATGGACTTGTAACAATATAAAAGAACAATTCTAATTAAGGTGGCGGAAAATCCCGTCACCTTTTCTTTTTTTATTATTTGGTATAATATACGCCAGAAGAAAATTAGTATAATATACAAACTGCTATGCGTAGTATAATATACACTCACAGCAACGGAAAATTCCAAAACATTTTTCAGAAAATTTTTTAAAACTACTTGACAATACATAAAATTGTGCTATAATATAACTATAAAAGCTATACAAGACAACACACTATTACAACAACAAAATCAAAAGGAGAAAAACGCCATGAAAAACCTAAAAAGAATCAGCCGTTGGATTACCATTCAAACAATCGAGGTAACGGAAAAACATAGTCTTTATTGTTACGGAGAAAAACTAGAAGACAGCAACAAAAGAATCGTAAACGCATTTAGATATCATAATAGATGGTACGCAATCGGACAATTTCTTAGCCGTTTTGGTATAATGGGCTTTGATAAAGATTGCAAGGAATATCCAGCTTTTATTTCCGGTTATGACGGAGATGGAAATATTTTTAATCCTATGCTTTGCGAACTGGATGAATACGGAGAAAAGATTAGACTTTATATCGAAGAATAACAATTAAAGTTATAGACGGTGGAGAAATTCACCGTCTTACTTTTATATCTTACGGTATAATATACGCAAGACGTATTCGTATATTATACGGAAAACGTATTATACAAATCTACATACCACAGGTATATTATACGGAAAATACCTGTGGAAAATTTCAAGAATTTTATAAAAACTACTTGACAAACTAATATTATTGTGATATAATATCCACAGATAAAAAACAACACGACAATAAATTAAAAAGCAATTTCAAGAGGTAAAAATATATGAAATATGTATATGTAATTATAGCTGGTTGTTATGGTGATGAAGGAATACATAAAATATTTTCATCAGAAAAGAAAGCAAAAGAAGAATTGGAAAAATTGAACAATGATAAATATTGGAAAACTACTGAGCCATATATTGAAAAATGGAAAGTAAACTAACACATAAAAGAACATTTTATGGAGGAAATTTTATGAAAATAAATTTATCTATGTTTCTATCTGTTATTGATGGTGGGGAAGTTATAAGAATTGCAGACTATAATAACCATAGAACAATGTTTGAAGGGAAAAAAGTTATGTGCCCGTTCTTTGATGTTGATGTAATTGGAGTATGGACGAACAACGGAAAAATTATTATTGAAGTCGCATAATACATAAAAACGATTTTAATGAGGTATAAAACATGACTAAATATCAAATTAACAAAGAAAAAGCAAGACAAGAAGCTATTGAATGGCAACGGAATTTTGAAGAACATAATTATAGTTGGTTAGAATTGCACTTACAACAAATTAGACTTGAAAAGCTGGCAAGACAATTTGGATTAAGAAAAGAGTTTAGAGAAAACGGAATTATATAAACTAACATTATTCAAGACAGTGGAAAAATATCCACTGTCTTTTTTATACTATCAAGTATATTATACAAACAATATACCAGTAGTATATTATACAAATAATAGGAAGAATCTTGAAAGAATATTAAAATAACTACTTGACAAATGACTAAAATATGATATAATGTACTTGTAAGCAATACAACACACAAAGAAAGGAAGATTAAAAATGAAAGTTTTAACTCTTAGCAATGGAAAATTGGAAGCAAAAGAAATTAATAACACACTGGAAGAATTGCAGAAGATTGTGGGAGGTTATATCGAAATTCCCTATCTTGGCGAAACATTCCGAAACAATGGAATTGATACAATTATCAATGACGAAGGAAAATTTATTGATGGCCTAAAGCCAGAGATTGCGATTGTAGACAAGAAAGAAGGAAAAATTCTTGATGTCGTCTATGGTAATTGTATCTTTGCAAGCCACGACGAAGAAGGAAACACAATCGCACTAAACGAAAAGCAGATGGAAATTGTGACGGAAGAACTTGAAACGGTTATTGAACTGTTTAACAAAAAGACTTTCGAAGAATACGAAGTAAGAACGCTATTCATTTAATAAATATAAAGAGGTGGAGAAAATTCTCCACCTTTATTTTATATAGCTGCGTATAATATACAGGCCAGTATAATATACAATTTGGTATAATATACTTCATGGAAATAAAATCAAAATTATATAAATAACTACTTGACAAATAGAAAATACATGTTATAATAGAACCATAAAGAACAGAACAAACAAAATACAAATGAGGTGGACAAAATGAAAACCAAAGAACGTTTTATGATGTATGTTAAGATTGCAGAGAGAGCAGAAGAACTTGGAATCTATCATGGACAGCGCTCCACATTACTAATGGACATTGAGAGCGCAGACAATACTTTTAATATGCGCTTGGAAGATTGGCTGAACGCAGACAATTTTAATTTTGCACATGATATTGTAGGAATTGTAAATAATATTGACCGCAGCAAGTTTCCAGCAACGGAATTTCATCATTTTCTTCCTAGATTTAATGGTGATAGCACATTTGAAGGAAAATAAAAATAATTAAAAAAGGTACTTGACAAACAGGAAAATATATGCTATAATCTAGGTAATAAAACAAACAGCATACAACTTTTTCCTTTCTTTTGTTGTTGTCTATGCGAAAGCATAGTTATGTTGTTGTTGTTGTGATAGTTCGGATAAAATAATATGCTGTTTGTTTTTTGAGTGGTGAAGAAATTCACCACTCTTTTTTTTATACGTTCGTATAATATACCAAAATACCAGACGGCACGTTTTCGTATAATATACAGTAATATAATTACCGCTCGGTATAATATACAAAATCATATCTATAATTTGTTTACAGAAAATTCATAAAAGGTACTTGACAACTATGTTTTTATATGATATAATATCAGTGTCAATAAGGACAACAACATAATACTGAAAGGAAGTAATCACTATGAAGAAAATCACTTGGAACGAATTTGTTATGGCTATGCGGAATTTTAATAAGGAGCATAACCACACCCACAAGGGCAATGAAAAGGTCTTAAAGGGTGTTGTGGTATTCACTGAGGACAACTTTAATAAGCCGTACACAGTAACACAGAGAAGTTACCAGACTACCAGTGACCAGAAAATGTTCTTACCTAACCAGTTGAGCAATTCCGTTTTTGCCAATTGCTTAGATGGTTCTGATGATGGTGTTCGTCTTGATTGGTATATGTATGACGAAAATCCTTGGAAGGTTGAATATTGCTATCTAATTGAAGAATAAATATATTGAGGAATTGGCAAAAGTCAATTCCTCTTTTTTATACCAGTGGTATATTATACAATTAAATTAAAACGGTATATTATACAAAGAAGAAAATATTATAAAAACTACTTGACATATTGTGAATATATGCTATAATATAATTGTAAAGGAAATAAACAACAACAAAAACAAGGAGAAGATAAAAATGAAAGCATTAACAGAGAAACAACTAAACAGCCGTTTAAACAAATATTATAAAAAACATTATGGAGAATCTGATTTTGATGAATGGTATGTGAATCCAGCAATCAACAAATGGAAATTTGAACGTAATGGGAAAATTGTTATTCTAGTATGCGATATGGAAAGTGGAGAAGTAACAGAAAAACAAGGAATTAAATAAATAGGAGTGATACAAAATGACTGGACTAGAAAAAGAAGCATTGTTAAGTTGTGCAAAAAGATTACAGAGTTTAGCCAGCTTAGAAAATGCAAGTTTTCATATTAATAAAGAAAAAGATAAAGAAATTAAAAAGGCCGTTAGTCCATACATGATGTGGTTTGAATCTGTATCTTTTGAAATCGAAAAGATTGTAGAACTGGCAGACCAAAAGCAAGATTTTATTAAAAGAGAAGAACTAGAAGAAATTATTAGATTGAATCTGTAAGGATGGAGATTTCTCCATCCTTTATTTTTTATACCAGCGGTATATTATACGGATTAGTATAATATACAAAACATAGTAGCTGCGTATAATATACAAAAGAAAACAAATCTAAGTACAATGAAAATAAATGAAAAATATTTAGAAAACTACTTGACAAATAATAAAATATGGTATATAATATAACCATAAAGAAGATATAAAACAGAACAACAAATAAGGTTATAAAACAACAAATAAAACAACAAAGGAGAATTTACTATGAGAACCGCAACTGTTAATTACGATGTTTACAAATTTAATGAGTTGTCCGACAGCGCAAAAGAAAAGGTTAAGCAGTGGTACTTGAATGGGCAGGAAGCATATATTTTTACCGAAGATTGCAAGCAGGATTTAAAAAATCTCTTTGGTAAAAATGAGCTAGATGTTGAATACTCTCTTGGATATTGTCAGGGAGATGGATTTAATATCTATGGTAAGATTTACGCAGAAGATATTTTTAACTGTCTGGAAAAGCACAATGGCGGTACACAGTTGGAAGAATACGAAAATGTATTGACTGAAAAGGAAAAGAAAACTATTCTCAACTATGCAGAACAGTGTGGAGCAATTAAACTTCCTATGAATGGGCGCTATTGCTACTCTTTGGCATACCGCATTGATATTGCAGAAGATTGGGCGTATGACTTAGAAAATTATTATGGTTATAGAGACATTAATACAAATGTTCTGGAAAAGTTTGAAAAGCTTGTAAGAGATATTTTTGGAACTCTTTGCAATGCTTATGAAAAATGGGGCTATGAATACTTTTATGAAATTTCTGATGAAGATTTGGAAGAAGCTTGCGAAGCTAATGATTGGGAATTTCTTGAGGATGGCACAATCTTTTAACAACTAAACTTATAAGGAGTTGGAAATCATGAAAGAACTTTGGATTTGTGTATACCGTGACACAATTGAACCACATGACGAAAGCAGTAATTTAACAGAAGTATTGGTAGCAGAGGATTTTGTTGAGCAGTATTTCAATGAGCGTCAAAGTGATTATTTCGGCAGTTTGGAAGAATTTCTAAACGAATACACAGCAGACCACACAGAAGATTTCTTTGGATATGCTATGAAACACAATGCAGTTATTAGAACACAAAATTGGTAATAGGAGGATGAATTAAAATGAAAAACATTCAAGTCACAGACAATATCAAAATGGAAATTGTAAAATATTTTGGTTATGAAAATTGTGAAAACGAAAAAAGTTTTTATATGAATGAAGCGCCAGACGATTTATTTGTATTCTATTATAATTGTATGGGAAATGGTATTGACGCTTGCGACGCAGACCGATATGCAAATTTAAATACCGTTCTTGGTTATGATGTAGGATTTGAAAATTTCCGAAAGATTGACCGATATTTATGGGGTGAAAAAGATTTTGATTTGATGGATTTGTTTGGCAATGAAGACGGCAAACAGGTTATTGAAGAAGCTGTTAAAGTTTTGAATCTTGATATAGACTTTAGTAACTGGAAAAATGAAGATATTAAAACATATGTTTATTATGTATAACAAATAAAGAAATAGCTAGGAGAAATCCTAGCTTTTCTTATATACACATTGTATATTATACGCAGCAGTATATTATACGAAAACATGAACGGGTATAATATACAAAATATATGGACTGGTATAAAATACAAAATAATTTTAAAAAATACTTGACAAGTAGATAACTATATGATATAATACAGGCAGAACAAAAGAGTTAAGGGAAATAAGTCAGAAAAAATAAATGGAAAAATTTGAAAAAGATACTTGACAAATAGTAAAAGTTATGGTATAATATGGGTGTAAAGAAAAGAAGCAAACAAAATAAATAACTAATAAACTTATATAACGGAGGATTTGAATATGAAAAAGAAAGTTATTGGAGTAACCATTAGATTTTTAATTGTTATCTCTTTGATGTTTGCAGAGTATAGATATATCATAGTTAATCTTAATCCGTATATTACAGACAATGAAACTGTATGTATTGAAATCTTTGGACAAGTTGACGAGTACAATGTAGAAAAATAAATAATAAAAACCTAATTTTAAGTGGAGGATTTGGATATGTATAAAGAATATATGTTGAAATGTGAAGGTTGGAATCCGTTAGATGGTACTTGGAGTAAAACAGTTTTATACTTTGATACCGAAAAAGAAATGAGAGAATACATTAAATCACAAGGAAAAGGTATTAGAGTAGAATCAATGTTTAAGTTGACAAAAATTGAATGGTAATAAAAGAACAGTTTTAAGTGGAGGATTTGACATGACTGTAAGAGAACTGATTGAAGAACTGGAAAACTTTGATGGCGATATGGAAGTTAGAATTGGTATGATGCAGAATTATGGAACTGATTTTGCAATGAATATTAATAGTGTTAGCGAACACAATATCAACGCTTTTTATGGGGAAGATTTTAATGCAGTTGTAATCACAGAGGGCAGACAGATTGGTGCTGTTGATTATGATGGCGATAGTGACGATGATTGGGTATAAAATAACGGTTTTATAATCTCAAATGGAGGATTTATGAAATACATTGTTAAAAGAGCAAGCCAATGGGATGGAAAAATTCAGCCTTGCGAAGAAGCTGAGCAGAAAGTTATCCCCCATAAAGACGGCAAGGAAAAAGTTTGGATGGTTAAGATAGGCACTCTAAAACAGCTTATGGATTTTCAGTATAAGTATGGTGATATTATCATTCAAGATAGTATTATCTATAAAGGTTATATGGAAATTCTTATTTACGATGATTATATTGAATAATAAATAAGAATATAAAAGAATAATTTTATGAGGTAAACAAATTATGAAATGCAAAGAATGTTATTGGTGTACTTTGAATCACGCATTGAGTGATGAATATGTTTGTTGTAATCAAGAATCGGATAATTACAATAAATTATTTACAGAACAAGAAATAGAAACAATGGATTGTGACGATGCAGAAACAGAACAAGCAGTTGATTATAGAAATATGACACCTTGGAATTTTGCATCTAAATATTATATGTAGCACATAAAAGTGTGGTTTTAAGTGGAGGTTGCTGAAATGGTGTATATCAGAACTAAAAGAGAACTAAGTGACCGAAATAAACAAAGACAAAAGAGATGGGATTCTCCAGATATTCCAGAGGGAACGGAGTTTCTAGTTTTTGATAGTTGGAATAGATTCAAGTTTACAACTTTGCGTTATATGAACTATGAATACAATGTAAAAGTAAGTGATTTAGAACTTGTTCCGAAAAGTAACGATTAAAAGTGAGATTTTAAGATGGAGGATTTGTTATGAAAATTTTTTGTGTAAAACTTATTGATTATGATGGGGACGATTATACTGTTGGATATGCAACAACGGAAGAAAAAGCAAAGAAGATGATTGGTGTTATGAAGTCAACTGATGGATTTGAAGATTATAATTATGAATATCACTGGGCATATACAGACATGGTGATTATTAATAACAAAGAAGTTAGAATTGATTAACATAAAAGCATGATTTTAACATGGAGGTACAATATGACAAGATATAGAGTTATGGCAACGAAATGTGGTTATGCAACTATTATGGCAGACAGCGAGGAAGAAGCACTGGAAATTATGCAGGAAATGGATGAGACGGAATTTGATTGGAATGATATTGATACCGTTGAAATTCTGTATGAAATGTCTTGTTGAGCGGAGGTAAATATGTCTTACAAGATTGTACATGACCGTGACCATTACAACGTTTATCTGGATGGAAAATTCTATTGCACAGCAGATAACCTTGCAGAAGCTTACAGAGAGATTTACAAGGCATAAAGAAGATTATTATAAGAGGTAAAATTATATGGAAAATATTTATGGAGTTGCTGGAATTAGAGTAAAAATTATTATTGCAGACCATGATGATGATAGAGAGTTGAACAAATTTCTTGCAGAACATGACGGAAAAATTGTTAATATTCAAATTGCTGGAATGTCTTTTGGATTGTGTACATTTGTAATCACATACATTGACAACTAATAAAAACGCAATTTTATATGGAGGAAATTATTATGCCTAAATGGAAAATGATTGGTAGATATGCGAACAATATGGAAGTTATTGTTGGTGGTAATAATGAAGCTACTTGCATGTGTAAACTAATTGGACTTACAGATAAGCACGGAGAACTTACATGGTATTCTGGCTATTGTGATGAAGACTATGAATGTGGAGAATACATTGGCAGAAATAATTTTATCTATAATTGACACAATAAATTTACAGAAAATTCAAAAAAGATACTTGACAAACTAATAAAGTTATAGTATAATTTAAATATAGTAAATATTAAATATATGGAAGTGGTTATTATGATGTACAGAATTTATCTTGATAAACCGTAGCGGAATTTAAAATTGAATAGGAGGTATAGCCAATGAATAAAATCTGAAAGAGAGTGGATTAAAATGAAAACAATAGTGATTAGCGATATCCATGGTTGTTACAATGAACTAAAAGAATTGCTTTTTGAATTGGAAACAAGCGGTGAATACAATAAGAATACAGATAAACTAGTTTTTCTTGGAGACTATATTGATAGAGGTGAGGATAGTCGAAAAGTAATTGAACTTGTTAGAAGCTTGCAGGAAAATAATGATAATGTAATTGCACTGATGGGTAATCATGAAGATATGATGCTGGATTATTATAGGAACGGAGAAAGAAATTGGCTTTTTAATGGTGGTTATAACACAATAGATTCTTACCATGGTTTTGATAAGCAACTTGAAGACGATATGATGTGGATTAGAACTCTTCCTTTATATCATGAAGATGAACATTTTATTTATGTTCATGCTGGTGTAGACGTTTATAAGCCTATCGAAGAACAAGACAAAGAGACTTTGTTGTGGATAAGAGAGCCGTTTATTTATACTACAAAAGAATATCATAAGACAGTTGTCTTTGGGCATACTCCAACATTGACGCTGAATGATATCAGCAAGCCAGTATATACTTTTGCTTATAACATTGATATTGATACTGGTTGCGTCTTTGGTGGAGCGTTAACAGCGCTGATTATTGAAGATGATGAAGTCAATGGATTTTATCAGGTTTGCAAGGAAGTAAAGCCTAGTGACAAAAAGAATGAAAAGGTAAATAGCTGATAAAGGGGATTATAAATATGAATAAGAAGATTACAGTTATTGCACAGGCATTTTATGGCAATAAAACAAAGACAGAAATCAATCTGGAAAAACTTGACCATTTTATTCTCGGTTATCTGGATGATTCAATCGGTGTAACTGAACCGATTGATAGAACGATTATTAAGATTCCTAATACAAATAATATCGTTCTTGTCTACAATAAGTATCAAGAGGAAGAATTGTCTCACAAGGTAAAGCCCCTTGCCGTTATTCCAGAAAGCAATATCAAAATTTATAGTCGTTGTATCGTGTGTCGTATGAATAAAAACGGCGAACTCGATAGTCTGGAATATGAAGATTTGGATAAGTTTATGATGTATCTTGCAGACTAATAATCGAGCGGAGAAGATTTAATCTTCTCCGCTTTTTATTTTTTTCAGTGGTATTTTATACAGAATATCAAAATCGGTATATTATACAAATGGTATAATATACAAAGTTATACTTCTGAAAAATATTTTAAGAATTTTCAATAAACTACTTGACAAACCATGAAACATATGCTATAATATGGGTGTAAAGAAAAGAAATAAACAACACGACACATCAAAGAAAGGAAGTAAGCATCATGGCAAAGTTTAATATCTATGAAGAGGTAACAAACAGAATTATTGAGCAGTTGGAAAATGGTGTCATTCCTTGGTCTAAGCCTTGGAGCGGTGTAGCAAGTGGCGCTTACAATAGAGTAAGCAAGAAGCCATATTCCCTTTTGAATCAGATGCTTTTGAAGCATGAAGGTGAATACGCTACTTACAAACAGTGGAGCGATTTGGGTGGTAAGGTTCGCAAGGGTGAAAAATCTGAAATCGTAGTGTTCTGGAAGATTTTTCAGACAGAAGAAGTTAAGAATGGCAAAGTGGAAAAGAAATCTATTCCTCTTTTGAAATATATTAATGTATTTCATGTGTCACAGGTAGATGGTATCGAGCCTAAAGATATTAAACCTATTAACCATGAGCCTATCGAAGAAGCAGAGAAGATTAAGAACAATTACAAGGAAAGAGAAAACATTCTTATCAAAGAAGTGGTAAGCAATGATGCTTTCTATAGTCCTATGATGGATTACATTCAAGTCCCTTGCAAGGAACAGTATAAGGATATCGCTGAGTTTTATAGTACGCTGTTCCATGAAATGATTCACAGCACAGGGCACAGAGACAGACTTGGCAGATTGGATAGCGGTGTTAAACTTGCTGGTTTTGGTTCTGAGGATTACAGCAAGGAAGAATTGATTGCCGAAATTGGTTCGGCGTTCCTTATGAATCATGTTGGAATTGAAACTTCTAAAACTTTTAAAAATTCTGCTGCATATATCCAGAGTTGGTTAAAGGTTTTGAGAAACGACAATCGTTTTATTGTATCTGCAAGTGGCAAGGCTGAAAAGGCAATGAAATATATTCTTGGCATGGAAGTACCTACTGTTTCTTAATAACTAATAAACTTATATAATTAAGGAGGATGCAAGCATGAAGAAGTACGATTTAAGAATGATTATGAAGAACGCTTGGGAGCTGTTCAGAAAGCTAAAAACAATTAAATTCTCTGAGTGTTTGCATCGTTCTTGGTTATCAGCTAAAGCAATTGATATTAACAAAAAGCGTATCGAAGAAGCCAAAGAAAAAGCTGGTATTACAGAAGAAACAAATACTTGGTACAACTGGAAGAAGCTTGGTTATGAAGTAATTCACGGTTCTAAGGCATTATTTGGTTGTGATTTGATTTGGGGTAGCAAGGGTGATGGAGCAATCTACAAAGCAAGATTCTTTGGTAAGTCACAGGTGCAAGTAATTAGTGAAGCATGTTAAGGAGGAAAATAACATGAAGGCATATAAGCTGTTGAGAATTAAGAAGGATGGCAAGTTATATCCGCTGTTTATTAACAAAACTGTATCTACTCCAATTGGCGAATGGATGGAAGCTGAGTGTCACCCTACAAAGGGCTTTGCGGTAAGAACTGGATGGCATTGTTGTTTTCAACCTATTGCTCCACACTTAAAGAAAGAACTTGCAAGCGGTGAACGGCGTGTATGGGTCGAATGTGAAGTTGAGGATTGGGAAAGTTATGACCGTCCGCTTGCGCAAGGAGGTGCTTGGGTTCTTGCGCAACGCATGAAGATTGTTAAAACTTTAACTTTTGAGGAGGTTGATATTATAAATGGAAATTAAGATTAGTAATTTAATTCCATTTACAAAAAAAGTAAGTGGCATATATAAGATAGAGAATAAAATTAATGGCAAAGTTTATATAGGGCAGAGTGTTGATGTTTATCGTAGATTAAAAAAGCATATATGGGAAATTGAAAATAATAATAGTGTTTTATATAAGGCATTTAGAAAGTATGGCGTAGAAAATTTTTCATATGAATTAATAGAAGAATGTGATGTTAAGCAACTAGACGAAAGAGAAGTATTTTATATACAAAAATATAATTCGTATATTGGAGCAGAAAATTCAAATGGTTACAATTTGAATATTGGTGGCGGTGTCAATAGAGGTTGGATTCCAACAGAAGAAAATAGAAATAATTTTAGAAATGCGAATATTGGCGGAAAATCTCATTTTGCAAGAAAGACTATTTGTGATGGAATTATTTTTGATTGCGCTAAAGATTGTGCGGAATATTTTAACATACCATATTCGAGCATAAAAGATTGGTTGTCTGGTAAAAGCAAAATGCCATTAGAATGGTATCAAAAAGGACTTAGGTATATCGATAAAGAAATGTGCGATTACGACTATCAAAAGCCTAAAAATATAAAAGTTTCATACAACGGTAAAACATACGATAGTATAAGAAAATTTTGCGATGAAGAAAAAATAGATAGAAATATTATTAGAAAAATTAGAAATGGAGAATTAGATACACCAGATTATTTAAGGGATAACAATTTCTTTTTTATTGAAAATTGTTAAGATTATTGGCTAAAAGGAGTACAATATGAAAAATTATACTTATGGTTGGGTACTTGAAGATAAAGGTTATGTAGAAGTTCCAGAAGCCGAATATACCGAAAGTCAGATTGATATGAAGAATTATATTGAAACAATGTCTGAGCTTATCAGGAGCGCTAAATGCGGTTGGAGCGGTGTAAAGTATAAGGTAATGAAGTTTAAGGACGTAGAAGACTATAGAGAGTCTTACATGGTACTTTGGGTAACTGGTGGTGGTTCTAGGTGGATTCCCATTACTGGTAATAGCAAGGGTTGTAACTTCTCTGTACTTGGAGAAAATCTTTGGTAAAGGGTTGATTTTATCAGCCCTTTATTTTATATACCATAGGTATAATATACAAGGGTATAATATACAAAAAATATCTAAATAAATTTTCAGAAAACTACTTGACAAACGATGATTATTGTGCTATAATAAAAATACAAATCAAGGAGGTGCGGAATATGCAGTATAGAATTTATGAGGACTTTTTCGCAGATGTAGAAAAGAAACTTAATAGAATCGGTAAGAAGTGTAAGAAGCATGGCAATCCTTTTACTTTTAAAGTTGTAGGAGAAGAAATTAAAGAAGTAAAAGACGAGGATGGTTACAAGCATTTCTATAAATTCATAGTCGTAGAAGTGGAAGGAACGGCAAAGATTGATGATTACGAATGTGTAGCGGTTCTTGAAATCCATAACACTGGTAACGTCATTCGGAGAATCAATACCGAAATTGATATCCCTACAAGATTCTTATATACGGAAAATATCTGTGAACACTGTAATAGCAAAAGACAGAGAAACGAACTTTATATCATTCGTAATGTAAAAACAAATGAGTTTAAGCAAGTCGGTAGTAGCTGTCTGAATCTCTATACGCATGGTCTTAATGCTGAGTATGTCGCATCCTTTATTGATGGCATTACAGAACTTGAAGAGTACGACGGCAACGTTTGTGGTGGTGGAAAATTCTATTTCCCAGTTGATTATGTAATTGGATATGCCACAGAAATTATTGACAAGATGGGTTATTTCAATTGCAATTCTGATTTGCCTACAAAAACTTTGTTGAATGAGATGATTGATGGCAATCAGAAAATGAGCAAAAGAATTGAATTTGTAAATGAAACATTGAAGGCAAACAAATTCTTTGCAGTCGAATTTGATGAATCTGATTTTCATAAGAAAGATACAGAAGATAGGGTTAAGAAAATCATTCAGTATTATCTAAATTTAGAAGCAGACAATGAGTTTATGCACAATGTACATGTCCTTTTGAATGATGGTTTTGTTGCATGGCAGAATATTGGATTTCTCTGTTATCTTCCCGAAGGTTATAATAAATATATTCAGAAGGAAATCAAAAAGGAAGAACAAAAGAAAGTCGATGAAAAGTCTGAGTATTTTGGTGAAGTTGGTAAGAGATATAAAAACTTAAATGTATACGATATTCGTATACTGAGCGGTTGGGAAACACAGTTTGGCTATACTTATTTATATAGGATTATTCTTGAAGGTGGCAATATTCTTACTTGGAAATCTTCTAACTGGTATAGCGAGGATGAATTGAGAGAAATGAAGACAATTGATTTCTCTATTAAAAATCATATAGAGTACAAGGGTACTAAACAGACAGAGGTGACAAGATGTAAATTGCATAATTGAGGATGGAATTTTCCATCCTCTTTTATTTGACTGATTGGGTATAATATACTGCTGCGTATAATATACCATTGATTTAAATTGGTATTTTATACTAAAAATATTTTATAAACTACTTGACAAATAAGTAAATTTATGCTATAATATCTATAGAAAGTAAAACAACAACACATAAAAGGAGTATAATTATGGCAAGCAGAAGAGAGAAATATCCAGACACCAAAACATTTAAATTTTATAATGCAAATCCCAAAGGAAAATTTACTTGCGATTGCGTACTTAGAGCTGTTTGTACGGCATTGGATGAACCATATAATCATATTCTAAGAGGTATGATTGATATGTCTATTGAAACAGGGTATGAATATACTGATGCTAAGTGCATTGATAAATACCTTCAATCAAAAGGTTGGACTAAAATGAGACAGCCTAGAAAGCCAGATAATACAAAGTATACTGGGGAAGAATTTTGTGAGATTTATAAAGGAACTTGTGTTGCTAATATTGGCGGTCATCATGTTGTTTGTATCAAGAATGGCAAAGTTCATGATACATGGAATAGTACAGATGGTTGTATTGGTAACTATTGGGTTAAGAGATAATAGGAAGTTATTCTTCCTATTTCTTCTTAAAACTACTTGACAAATAAGTTTTATGTGATATAATATAATAAAGATAAGAAATAAGGTTATAAACAAATACAACATAGGAGGTAATCATAATGGTAGATTGGTATGGTAACTGGTATGAAGAAGAAGATTATAGCAAGTATCCAAAAGAAAAATGGTGCGATATGGATTATATGGCTGTATGGATTAGAAGCAAGAATTATGAAGTTGAAACCACAATGGAAAATCTTATTAATATGATTCTTGCACATTATGAATACGATGAAGATGTTGTTGAAAACGGATATTTTGCATTTGAAGATGCGAAAGATAGCTTGATGATTCATGTTCCCGACGTAGAAGAATATGTAAACGCTAGTGGTGGACTATATGAGTTTGATTATTACTGTTGAACATGATAAAATATAGTTGAGGAATAGATAATAAGTATAATGGAGTGATTTAAAATGGGTGGATTTATTAAGAGAGATGTACAGCGTGTAGAAACAACTGCATTGAATACAAAGGTAAATAAAGAAGTATTTGACGCATTTAAAGATTATTGTAAGGAACAAGGATATCCGTTAAACGTTATGCTAGAAACATTCATGAGACAATATGCGAATGGGAAATTTCTTTTAAGCGCAGATGATATACTTGAATGGAAAAATGATGATTCAGAGCAAGACACTTTAAATACCACATTTAATAAAGAAATTTATGTTAACTTCAAAAAGACTGTCAAGGGAAATGGATTTTTTGTAAAGCATGTTATCATAGCTTTTATGAAGAAATACGCAGAAAGAAATCTTGTTTTGGAATATGCGGATATTACAAGTAGTAAGAATCAATATAGGAGTTGATTAAAATGTTTGATGCACTTTTTAGCATATCTCTTATTGGTACTTGTGTACAGGCGATTAAAGATGCTATGCGTCCTACTATTACAGCAGAGCAATGGGGCAATAAAGAACTTATTTATGAAGATGTTATGAATGGTGTATCTGTTCAGCAGCAAATTAAAAATGCTCAGAATGGAAAATATCTTGTAACTGAAAAGTATCCAGAGCCACATAGAAATAAATATGGTCAGGTTGTAATTGAAAACACTTTATTGTGGAAAGAAGATTTGCACAAATATAACGCTTCACAAGTAAAAAAATGGGTTGAACAAGGAAAATATAATTTGACACCAGAAGAGCTAGAAAAAGAACACGAGCGCATTGAAGCATATTATGAACGTTTGTATAACAAATAAAAACTACTTGACAAATTGAAAATTTTATTGTATAATAAATCCATAAGGATATAACAAAAGAGGTGGTCAAAGATGGCATTACCTATTCGAAAACATTCAACAAGTAATATTATAAACCTTACTATTGTTAATGGAAAGTTGTCTAAGAAGCCAGAGGTTAGATATAATAAGGATGGAAGCATTGATAAACGACATCCTAATAAAACCGCTGGTGTGTCCTCCGAAGTTTATCCGCTTACTACTCAAGAAGAAATTAAAGCAATGATTGATGTGCTTGACAAACATATTAACGAAGCAACAAATAACAACAAAAAACAAATTGCTTGTCGGAACAAAATGTTATTCTTAATCGGAATAAATTTGGGTATACGTGCAAGTGACTTGTGTGGCCTACGTTATAATTTCTTTATAAATAATGATGGTTCTTTTAAAGAATTTTATAGCTTACAGCCAAAAAAGACAAAGAAAACTGGAAAATTTGTTAAGCTGTTTTTTAATGAAACTGTAAAGAAAGCGATTACAGAATATATAAAAGATTATCCAGTTGAAAATATGGATGAATATTTGTTCAAATCAAGAAAGGGAAATAATCATATTACAGAAATTTCTTTAGGAAGAATCATTAAAGACGTTGCTGATGAAGCTAATATAGATAAAAATATATGCTCACATACTCTACGTAAAACTTTTGGATTTTGGGCATGGCATAATGCAGAGGATAAAAATAAAGCGTTAGTTATTTTACAAAAAATTTTTAACCATTCAGATACTGCAACTACAGCAAAATATATTGGCATTACAAATGATGAAATGGCTGATGTATTTAATGAGTTAAATTTGGGAAAAGATTTCATCTAAGGAAATCCGATGAAAAATTGGGCTTGCCCAATAGTATACTTATATATAATATATACTTATATGTATGAACGGAAAAAAACCGTACAAAATGTACGGTGGTCATGGTGAATTTTGATATAAGCACCGTACAAAATGTACGGTGGTCAGATAGAAGGTTAGGGTAATTTATAAGCAGAGAAAGGAAGATATATGGGGAGAAGGACAAGTTTTGTAGAAAAACAAATTGCGGAAAGACTTGGAGAAGAAGGTGTTAACAAACAAGGTTGTAAAATGAAAATTGTAGAATATATTGACGCTGTTAATATAGTGGTAGAATTTCAAGACGAATATCGAGGGAGAGTCCATACGCAATATACGAACTTCAAAAGGGGAAATGTAAAAAATCCATATTATCCAGTTGTTTGTGGTGTAGGAATGACAGGAAATAAATATCCAACATGGAACGATGGAAAACATGTAAAAGAATATGATGCGTGGCAGAATATTCTTTTGAGAAGTTATGATAAAAAAGTAAAAGAAAAATATCCTACTTATAAAGATGTTACTTGTTGTGAAGATTGGTTGTTATATGATAATTTTTATGAATGGCTTCATTGTCAAGAAAATTTTGACAAATGGTACAACAATGAAGGATGGCATATTGATAAAGATATTTTAATTAAAGGCAACAAAGTATATTCTCCAAGCACTTGTTGTTTAGTTCCATATAATGTAAATAAATTATTTGTTAAACATGATTTGCACAGAGGAGTTTTACCTATCGGGGTTGTAAAGTGTAACAATCGTGATGGATTTATAGCTAGATGTATGAATCCGATTACTGGTGAGAGAGATTATTTGGGCTATTATGGTACGCCGAAACTAGCATTTTGTGCATACAAAAACCATAAAGAAAAATTAGTCAAACAAGTTGCCAAAATGGAATATTCTAAAGGCAATATTACAAAGTCTTGTTACGATGCTATGATGGGATATGAAGTGGAAATTACTGACTAAGTAAGTTATAATAATTAAAAATATAGGGAGTTGTTTATAATGGCACTACAGAAAGCTAATATTAGTTGGTCTGCGAAGCAAATATCCAGTATGGTTAAGAATGGAAAAATTGATTTTGAACATATCATCCAAAGACCGAAGGTATGGGATAGAGCAAAGAAATCTAATTTAATTGAGTCTATAATCTCAAATTACCCAGTTCCTCAAATGTTTGCAAGTCGCAAGATTGACCCAGACGGAAATAAAAACAATAACAAATATTTTGTGGTCGATGGTAAGCAAAGACTTTCAACTATAAAGGAATATTTGAATGATGAATTTGCGCTGTCTGACCTGTTTCCAGTGATTTATTTCGATGAAGAATTGAATGAAGAAGTTACATTAGATATAAGCGGAATGAAGTTCTCAGAGCTTCCAGAGGGCTTGCAGGACATATTAAATACTGCTACTTTTAACATTGTATACTTTGATAATCTCACATTAGAAGAAGAAAGAACTTTATTCCTTAAATTGAATAATGGCAGACCTCTTTCTCCAAAGGCTCGTTCTCTTGCTTCTTCCAAAGATATTGAGGGATTGTTAAGCATTGGAGAACATGAGCTGTTTAATCAAATGCTTACGGAAAAATCTCGTCAAGCTAAGAATCAAGCCATTATTTCTTTGAAAGTGTGGATGATGCTAAATAAGGACATTGATAATATTTCTTTTGCTTCTAAAGAATTGAATCCTTTAATCGAACAAACCAAAATCTCTGATGCGGAAAAACTTGAACTCGCTAAAGTGTTTGACTATGTTGTTGGTGCGCATGATGAATTGATTAGTAATCGTGAGAAGGACGTTGCTAAAAAGATTTATACTGAGACTCATTTAGTGTCTCTTGCACCATTTATTAAGCATAGCATGGAAAGTAATATCAATGAATCTATGATGGCTGAGTGGCTTGTAAACTTCTTCAAAACTGAAAATGATACGGAAGTTTATACCAAGTATATGGAGGCAAGTACAGGAGGCGTTGCAAGAAACGCAGCTATCATGGCGAGACACGAAGCTCTTGAGGAAAGTTATAAAGAATTTTTCAAAAGTGAAGAAAATGTGTTGACAACTGCATGAAAATAATGTATAATACTACCAAACGAAGCAGATGGAAAATCTATCCTGCTTCTTTGGTGTGTATAAAAGATAAGGTTATATAAAAATACAAGTTCAACGGAAAATTTAGGAGATACATATGGAAGTTTGGTTGTTAAAAGCAAGACATGTTTTTGATGATGATTATGAGCCGATTGGAATTTATGCAAGCGAAATGGATGTTTATATGGCAAAGCAACTTTTTCTGATTAAGAAAGAAGAGTGCGGTCTGGACAGAAAAGCATTTAATTTCATGGAAGAAAAGTATGTTGTAGGCAAGATGGAATTTTAAAATACAAGTTTTATCGACTTTGGAGTGGTTGAATGGTTGATAGATTAGGCGAGGAAAAATTAAATAATCAAGGTTGTTTAATGAGGATTGTTGAATACAATAATTCAAGTGATATTGTCGTAGAGTTTCAAGACGAATATAAGACGAGGGTAAAAACTATTTACGGAAATTTTAAATCTGGTAGCATAAAGAATCCTTACTATCCTACAGTATATGGGGTTGGCATTATTGGCAATAAATATCCTAAGTGGGTTGGAAAAAATGTTAAAGAGTATGAAACTTGGGTAGATATGCTTAAAAGATGTTTTGATGATGAACGGAAGAGAATACAGCCGTCATATTATCATGCGACTTGTTGTGAAGAGTGGTTGTTATATGACAACTTTTACGAATGGTTGCATAACCAACCCAATTTTGACAAATGGTTTAGCGGTAAGAGATGGGCAATAGACAAAGACATTTTATTTAAAAGGAACAAAATTTATTCACCAGAAACTTGCACGCTTGTTCCACAGAATGTTAATTGCTTGTTCTTGAAGCGAGAAGCGGAGCGTGGCAAATATCCTATTGGAGTTCATTGTACGGAGGATGGGTTTGCAGCAAGATGTCGCAATCCATTTTTAGACAAAGCGGTAGAGCTTGGAAGCTATTCTACTCCTGAAAGAGCGTTTTATTTAGGATATAAACCTTATAAGGAAGACATTATTAAGCAAGTGGCACAAATTGAGTACGACAACGGCAATATCACGGAAGAATGCTATAACGCAATGTTGAACTATGAAGTTGAAATTGATGATTAAGAGGTAAATACATATGAATGTAAGGGTGGAATATGAATCGACTCCTATTAGACATATCGCTGTGCAATGTCCTAAGTGCGAGAAGTGGTTTGATGGAAGAGATATTATCAATGGCGATTGGTTGAGAGATTTAAGATATAGTTATCAAATCTATTACGCACAGTTTGAATGCCCAGTATGCGGAAAGATTTTTGGAGCAGACGCATATAACAACTATGCAAGTTTGAATATTAAAGAATGCGAATCTTCTGAGGTCTACAAGGATTGCTTGCAGAAAAGAGAAGTGTGGGAGTAAAAGAAACTTTAAGAGGTAAATGTATATATGAAAAAGATTCATTGTGATATTTGCGGAAAAGAAATTAAAAGCGACAATGCTATAAATAAGATTTGGGATAGTGAATTGTTTATTAATACAGACGATGAATATATCGAAGATGTGTGCGAAGAATGTTTTAAAGTAATACTTAGTTGTATTAACATGATGAAATATACTAAGTGGAGACCAGACTTTCATGAAGTATTAAAGTCTGGCGATATCTGGGAAAGAGATATAGCAGGATACGCACTGTGCGATATAGAAAAGAAGTTTAATGTAGAGTTTTAAATTGCGGATTTTAAGGGATGGAAAATAAATGAAGAGCATTTTAAATGATGAATATATAGAAATTATAAAAGAAATTGATGAACATTTGGTAAAGGCTAGAAACTTGTATAATTCTCTACCAGATGTTATCAAGTACGCAGAGTCTGAATTTCAGAGAAATGGCGGTAATAATGCTGGTCTTTATATAACAAATGGAAGAAATTCATTTTATTATCTTGCTAAAGAATTTGAGATTGATTTAGACCAATATAGTTACGAATAATAAAAGACGCATTTTAAGAGGTTTATTATGAATGAATATTTAAATGTTGTAAATGAGGATGGAACGGATGTTGCTTTAGAGTATCCAAAAAATCCTTTGAAAGAGAAATGGGATAAACTTTATCCGCCCATTCCTATGCCTCAGTACTCACAGGTTTGTGATGGATATAGTTGCATGTGGTGTGGCAGATGCCCAGAGGGTGACAATTGGAAAATTCCAGAAGAGGACAAAGAAGTTTGGGAAGAATACCTAAATCAGATTAAAGAATATAACAAGATTCATAATCCGTCTTTGTACTCATTGATGTATGAAGAAGACTGATTTTAAGTGGAGGAGAATTAAATGGCTAAGGTTGGAGACAAATATATTTTACATTCTACAAATGGAATGGACTATAATATCGAAATTGTTAATGTAAATGATTTTAGAGAACCAGATATGAAATATGGTGTGGATGTATACGATGGCAACGGAACTTACGCAGGTGATGTAATGTTCGTTAGCGATAACTTCTTAGCCAAATGCGAAAAGGTAAACGATTAAAAAAGTGATTTTAAGGTGGAAAATTTATGTGTAGTACCTGTGATTATGCCAGATATGTAAAGCATGAAGTGGAAAATAAATGGAAGACTCAGACCATTCTCAAGAATGAACACGATGAATCCAATATGACTTGCGATTTAGACGGAAAGAATTATAAGATTGGTAATTTTACAATCTATAGATGTCCGACTTGTGGAAGAAAACTGTTTTAAGGAAGTGGAAAATATGAGAAAAATTATTGATATTCCAAATTCAGTATTCTGTGAAAGATGTTATTGTTATTTTTCGTATGAAGATAGTGATGTAATAGAAATTGATGAAAGAAAAAGAGGGACTGGACATTCTCTGTTTTGGCTTGTAGAATGTCCAGATTGCGGAGAAGAACTTGTTGTTATTCCAAATAATTATATTGATAAAGCCGAGCAAAGACGAAAAGAAATTCTGGGGTCTTTAAGGAAGTGAAAAATATGAATCAACTTAAACTGCCATCATATGAATGGCTTAAAGCATTGCCGCTAAAGAAGACGGTAACACACACAGACTGCAATGGACACACTTGGGAAGCGGAAGAACATTGCGAATATAAGTTTACATTGTTTGATACTCCTGTTTATGTATATGGTCAGTTTTCCTATAATGAAGATGATTCAAGGCATATTTTCTTTGATGTGATGGAAGGCGGTTATAGTGGTATGAATCGGTATGGTATGGAATTGAAGTTTAACAAGGAAAATTATAAGAAGATTTGCAAACACGCTCAAGAAATTTATGAGATGTTCTATAGGAAACTTGATAAGGATATGTCTTGGCAATGGGATTGTGAGCCAGAAGAGTATGCGGATAAAATGTAGGTTTTAAGAGGTAAAGTTATATGAAGATTGTAATTAATAATGATTATGGTGGTTTTGGTCTTTCTCCTTTTGCATATCGAGAATTACTTCGTCGAAGAGGGCAAAATGCTTATTTCTATAAGCAAGTTAAGTATAATTGGAGAGATGGAGAAGACCTTTACGAGCGTATTGATGGAGAAGTTAAGAATGAATTATTTATCAGATGTGTAAACAAAGACCACGGCGCTTATACTGATAATTTAGAAAGAGAAACTATCGTATATTTTAGAGATGATGTTCGAAAAGATGCCGATTTAATTGCGATTATAGAGGAATATGGTAGTAGAAAGTGTAGTGGTATGTGTGCCAGTTTGAAAGTTATTGAAATCCCCGATGATGTTGAATGGGAAATTGATGAGTATGATGGCTTGGAAAGTATCCACGAAGTACATAGAGTTTGGTATTAAAAGGTAGAATTTAAATGGAGGATAAGATAATGAAAAAGATTGTCACAGAACCTCAGAAGTCAGATATGGGAAGCGGTTTTGGTTATATAGAAGGTGCTGCTGGTTGCACTCTTAAACAAGTTTTGGATTGGTATGCTAAGAATACTAAGACTTGGGGTGTTGTATGTATTCTTAGCGGTGGTAAGATTATTCGTAAGTTTGACTATAATACTTGGAATAATAATATATTTTATCATCATTTAAATGGATGGGAATATAAACTGACTGTTAAAGAAGCAAAGTTTGATTACTGCTTTATGAGCGAGGATATTGATATTTATTTGAATTAGAAGAGGCATTTTAAATGGTGAAATTATGACAAATTGTAAATGGTGTAGAGATAATATATGTATTTATGCAAATCATATTTTGACGAGATACTGCAATGGTATAGATATTGAGTGTGAAAATTTTGTAGCAAATACTAACGCAGACCGTATTCGTAGTATGACAGACGAAGAATTGGCTGTAGAGATTGCATATTGGGCAGATAATGGTGATGACCCAAAAGAATTAGTAAATGAAATTCTTGATTATCTCAAAGAGCCGTATGAAACAGATTAAAAGATAAATTTTAAGTGGTGAAAGTAGGTGAACTATAATGAAATGTCCTTGTTGTGACAAAGAAATGGAATATAAAGATGATGGATATTGGGGATATCCATTTTGTACTGGCGATGAACCAGATTATCCAATTTATTTTGTTAAAGATATTTATACTTGTAAAAAGTGTAGTATTAAAAAGATTAATGATAAGTGGAGTATTCCAGAGAATTATAATAAGCCTACTGAGAAGCAAATTAAAACAATTTTGTTTATAAACAATTATTTAGGAACAAATTATGAACCGTTATTAAAATCCCCATGTTGGAAAATTATCAATGAGAATTTGCAAGAAGCCATATCTTACAAAGAAGCACACGATGAGCAGATTGGTGAATGGCACAGAGAAGAGTATGGCGAATGGGATTATTATTAACACATAAAAGC